TCACATCACCGGGCAGTCGTCGAACTCGCCTGAACGCGCGTCGTTAATGATATACGTGATCACCCCAAATATGGGACGCGAAGTATCGGATACCTCATCCTTATCTGGCAGACTCTCCCGTTTACCGTTCTCAAGGTTTTCCAGGTGTGGCCGCGGGTGTGTGCGATACCGCTTAATCCTAAACTCACCGCTATCTGTGCAAACCAGCAATGAACCGTCACACGGACTCAGCGATGCGTCCACGACAAGCAAGGCGCCACTCAGTATGCCTTCTCGATAGTGTGTCGAACCGGCTCGCATGAAATACGTTGCTGCCGGTCTGGTGATGATGCGCTCGTCAAGCGATATACGCTGTTCAACGTAATCCGTAGCCGGCGAAGGAAAGCCCATTAGAAAACCCTCCCCATGTTACGTAGGATCCAATAACGGTTGTCGCTTCCGTCGGTCGTCTTATCCGCGAAGCCTGGCTGGTATCGCTCAATCCATGCGTTAGCGTCTGCCTGGCTGAAATGCCAGTTCTTCTCGCGCAAGTTATTGATGAATTTGTTTGTTTTTAGGCAAAGGTCGCCCTTTGGATTCTGTTCTATAGAGGCTAAAAAAGCTGCGTGAATATCATATTGACGAGGCATAGCAGCACCCTCACCTGCCATTGACTGTATGCATATACAGTAGTATTTTTAAATCTTCAGATCAAGTCAGCAAGGATGGAGAGTGATGTTTATTGAGCTGGTTTATGACAAGCGTAATGTTGAGGGGCTCGAAGGGGCCAGAGAGATCATTCTGGCCGAGCTGACGAAGCGGGTGCACCAGATTTTTCCTGATGCCGAAGTGAAGGTGAAGCCGATGCAGGCAAACGGCCTGAATAGCGATGCCAGCAAAAGCGATCGGGAAAAACTGAACCGCATGCTGGAGGAAATGTTTGAAGAGTCCGATATGTGGCTGGTTTCTTAGTTCCCGACCGTTCGCCAGGTTGGCCTGTAAATCTTGTTCAGGTAATATTCCCGACGTTTGCTTGGGCATGAACTCTGAGCAATCAACCGCCGCTCATTCTTACGAAAAATGGCGGCGTTTTTTTTTACGAGCCCTGTTCCTGCTTTAAAGCCTCTTCCGCTTGTTTCTGATTCCAGATGCTGTCAGCTGGCATTTCTACACGAACGCTGACGAACTGGTCAGCCGGGATATCAACCGGCTCGCCATCTGCCAATCCATCACGCTTATTCCTGGCAAATGCTGGCGCAGAAGGATGTTCGCGGTGATAGGTTTTTACCAGCACAGAGCCGTCTGCGTTAACCTCGTAGTCCAGCCATATAAGCGGTTGCTTATTCCTGTCTGTGGGAATCTCAAACCCTCCGTCGATACCTCCCCATGCAGCGTCTGAATTGAGTGCTTTACAGCCTTCAATAAGATATTGCCCGACATCCAGACGAGTGACCGTGACGCCTTCTGATTCGTCGTTAGTTTCATACTTACCATCAGTGAAGATTTTGACGACCGGGGATGCCTGCTTTATAAAGCCATTACTGTCTACAGCAGTATTTTTTGTGTCCCACAATGTTCTGCCATTTGTCGTTGTAATTAAGTTCGCCTCGCTGATACCACCTGCAAAAACTCTTATCGGGCCACCATTAAAATGGAAGTTGAGCACAGCAAATGTATCTCTGGTCCTGAAAAACAACGATGGGGAATACTGATAAAAAGGCGTATCACCGCTCGTAACTTGAGCATCATTTCTGAATGCACACAATCCCGCTCCCTGCGTTGTAAAGTTGTCGTTGACCAGAGAACTGAAATTAGTCGAGTTCGTTGTAATTGCGCCATTAGCTAACCCAAGACCAAACATGCCGGGCTGCATGACATCATTGCTCGTTTTTCCTGTGTTTTTCGTTGCAGAAGTTCCCAGACCGAGGTTTTTGCGAGCGCCAGTTTCGGTTGTCGAACCAGTACCACCCTGCTCCAGAGACAGCGCTGTAGTGAGTCCGCTTAGCGAGGTAATGTCATCGTTTGCACCTTTTGCCGCCTTGCCTGAGAGAGTAGTGATAATGCTATTCCATGCAGGTCCTGTCCATTTCGTCCCATCCGGCAAAGTTACTGTTACATTGCCGTTTCCAGAAAAAATACTTTGCCAGTTCTGTTTGTCGTAATTCAGTCCACGCAGCGCTTCTGCACTTTGTGCCACCAGCGCAGCAGTTACCATGTTCAGCGCAACGCGGGGAACAGCTGACCAGGCCGCGCCGGCCTGAGTAGGCCCGGTAAAGTTACTAACCAGCGTCACCTGGGTATTACCGTCAACCGTTTTTACTGGCAGCGTATAATCAACACCGCCCACAGTGGAGACAATAAAGTCACCTGCGGCGAGTTCGGTTGCGAATGAGGTTCCGGAACCGCCAACAATAGCGGACCCGTTTGTCAGGGTAATAGTTCCTGCAGACATATGCGCTCCTTTCGGGCAATAAAAAACCCCGCCGGAGCGAGGTCAAATTTTTGAGGATAAAAACCCTTTTGTGTTTGAGAAAAAACACATCATTAGATTAAAATTCACCCATAACAACAAAAGGGAATTACATGAAAACTCGTCTTTTACTCACAGCTATCACATTTTTTATGTTTGGCTGCTCTGGCCATGAAAGAGAATATAATTTCAAAATGGATTACCCAGTAGATGCAGCACGCTTATCACTTGGTGGTGATATTCACGTCAACATCGACTGTGCAAAAAGGAAAGTTAACGTTATTTCTGATAGCAGCAATGGCATTTTCAGCCGACATATAAATAATCGGATCAGCAATATCTGTTATAAGAAAACAGATAAGCTTGATGTCGTATACCGCTTCGAACCTGCAAAAGGTGTAAAGCAAGACATGATCGCTACTCAATACCCACGCGTCCCGCCAGTATCAAATTCCGACAAACTGAGCGATGGGGATTCGTAATCCACGCCCCTGAAGTGTCTGGCTCCAGCTACGCTGATTTTTTGAGATGTATCGGCCCTGCAATTGCGAGCCAGTCCATTTCAGAGCAATACCTGAGTAACCAGTTACCCCTCCATCATCACTGAGGTTTCCGGGGCAGTTATTTACCAGAATCCACGGGGTAAAGCTGAGGTTTAACACAAAGGTATTGTTCTGAAGGTCATAGCTTGCAGGGACATCAAAGAAGCCAACAACCCGGGGCATTTTCGATGCTGAAGCTGCGCTCCAGATGAGGTTTCCGGCACTATCGAAAACATCCAGGTAACCACTCTGCATTCCGATGTTTCTCGTCGTGCGAATCATGCTCCCAGCATTGTCTTCAAGAAGCTCAGCTCCAGGCAAACCATACTTATTCACATCAAGTTTAAGCCATCGCAATGTTCCGTCATTCCAGAATTGTTGCTGGGTGAAACCCAGTGTACTTCCGTCACCGAACGGACTATCCACGCGGTAAAACCCTTTATCCGTAACAGCGCCAAGCAAGCGCTGATCATAAAAAAGGGTGGACCTGTTTTGTGAGTCAACGAGCAACTTTCCGGCACTGTTGTAAACTTCGAATCCGCTCATTGAAAGTTATAAACCTCAACTGTGAAAGTGAATGCTGGACTGCCGGTGATCGGTAAATAGAATACAGTGAAGCCGCCATTAAAAGCGCGGCAATAATATTCATTCGCAGTTACTCCCGTCGTTACAATCGTTATAAATGAGCCATCCTGAGTTATACCCGAAAAGTAAACGTCTTTAACCGTTTCTCCGGCTGCAAACGTTACAGAAGTGCTCCCTATATACCTGATTGCATAATCAGTAAGATCTACAGCAATACGCCCTGCACTATCCCAGCATTGCAAACCTTGTGGCATTACCATAACCCCATTCTGACGCGCAGCACGTTGTTGCTGTCGTAAATCTGAATAAGGGTGCTGGATATCAGCATTCTTCCCCCTCCAGCTACGCCGTTAATTTCGAACGCCCCGCTTTTATCAATTCGCCATCCCTGCGACCCTGCAACATAATTGTTGGACTGGATAAAGTTACCGATTTTGGCATTGGTGATCGTGCCATCCTGAATAAATGCGGAGCTCATAAAGACCTGACCATTGATGACAGCGAATGGAGAGTACTGGGTATCACCGCTGCCACTCATCAGCACAAACTGGTTAGCGTTGAAACCAACCCGGGTGACTACCGGCTTCCCCGCCTCTGCAAGCACTGCAATAGACATCCCGGCGTTGTACATCACCCCGTTTATTCTCACACCTGTTTTGAGGGTGTAGATTGCCGAAGCACCGGAGGCATCTACGACGGCTGTAAGCTTGTCTTCCAGGGAAGCGGTGACGTCCTCTATCTGCGCCTGTACCTGCGTCGAAAGTTCGGCCATTGCCTTATCAACTTCAGCAATCGTCGTTTTAACAACCAGAATATCGGCACGCACTTCCCCGTATTGTGCCCACTGGTGCTCGACTGTTCCGTGGTTCGCCAGGGCGTTCTGTAGTATTCCCTCAATGTTTGTATCTATGTCACCAGTGAGGCGCTCCCCATCAGCAGAGGTAAGAAAATCGTTAGCGATATCACCCAGATAATCATCGGCGTTATCATTTGACATGCCGCGAACCCAGTCGGTCCAATCACTCTGATTACCAATGCGGTCAACCAGGCGGGCCCGGTACCAAAATTCAACACCGGCCTTTAAGCCCAGTTGGGTATAGGTGTGTTGTGGATAAGGAACTCCGGCAAGCAACAGAGGGTTATCACCGTTGCCGTTTACCGAATACTGCAACTCGGTCTGGAGCGTGTCACCTGTATCAATCGGGAAGGACCAGTCAATCTGTATACCCCAGTTGATTGCAGTGGTACGAAGTCCAATCGGTTTTGGAACTTCACCGGTGCGGCCGGTAAGATGGGTCAACGCAGACGTGGCCCAAAGGCTGGACGCTCCCCCAGAGTTAATCGCACGGACGCGCACAAGGTAATCGCCCTCGAAAATACCAGGCACTTCGATATTTCGTAACCCGGTTTCAGGCACGTTTACCCATTCGTTATTTCCGCGCTTCCACTGTGCCCGGTACGCTATGACGTCCGACTGCAGTTTGCCGTCTTTATCAACTGGTGCATCCCATGAGGCGGTTAGCGTGGCCACGCGCTGCCCTTGGCGAACCGCATCATAGCTCGATACCACGATGTTGGTCGGCTGGTTAACTAGCCCGGTCGGAATCAGGCTTATCGGAGGAGTATCGAGGCGAGCGTTGTTATCAACGGCGTCGTATTTCGACGCGTTATACTCCGCACCGGTAATGGTGAAGGTGTTTTCCTCATCATCAAATTTTAGGTTCGTTACCCGGAAATACTGCAGGCGCAGCTGACCAGCATCAATGACGAATACGGCATTAGGTAATGGCGCCGCCGTGAATGGCGTGGACAGGATCAGCTGCGTGCCATTTACGGCCTGTATCACCCGGCTTTCAACGGTACCGCCCTGGGTGCGAATCATCAGCGTATCGCCCGCCACCGCACTGGTGCCCCGGTCAGTGGTCACGGCCTTAAGACCAGCGTTATACCCGGTGATACGCCCGCCGTAAACGCGCCCTGACAGGCGTTCATCTGCAAACGCAAATACGGTGCCCGGCACGAATACAAAGCCATCAAGTCCAGTCTGAAGCGTGATAATGCGGTCAAGGGAGTTGGAATACACCGCCCACCCGCCACGCCGCTGCGCCTCGCTCTCACGCGTACAACCGATCGCAGTGATTTGTGTCTGCTTAAACTTGAACTGCCTCACCAGTTCCGGAAACATCACTGCCGTGGTGCGGTCCTGGTAGTGGTTATCCGGATCGCTGAAGTTAATCAGCGCGCTGGAGAATCGGTTTTTCTCACTGCCACTCGAGTACACCGGCTTACCCACCACCGATGCGCGAGTGAGGATCTGCAACTTCGTAGTGTCCGCCGGCATGTCAGAGACAACATTGAACATGTTGTTGCCCCAGAAAGTCATTCCGTTGAAGCCCGCGGCAATATCTTTAATCACCTGCCAGGCATCAGCCTGGGACTGGATGTAAACGTCAAACATGAAGCGTGGCTCGGTACCGCTTCCGCCTTTCCCGTCGGGTACCTTCTGGTCGCAGCGCTGGGCGATGCGATAGAGCTCCCACTTATCGAGCATTTCTGGCGTCACGCGGCGCCCAAGGCCGAAGCGCGGCTCAGTCAGAACATCGAACCAAATCCACGCCGGGTTATTCGTCCAGCCCCATTTAAACGTCCCGTCCCATGTTCCGCTATAAGTCCGCGCTATTGGATCATAGTTCGAAGGGATTCGGATGATGCGCCCCTTCGGCATGCAGGAAATCTTAGGGATGTTGTTGAATGACTTTGCGTTAAAGGACACGTACAGCAGCGCTGTGTGTGGATATCGCAGGCGAGCATCGATCACCTCAGTAATCGCTTGCACCTGCGTTTTGTTCTGCAGCATCTGGCTGGTGCTGTCATCGGTGTCACGCACCACTCGAATTTGCCAGCCAGTGCTGGCTTTGGGAAGATTAATACGGTGGGTTAGTTCATAGAGCGAGCTGAGCTTCTCTGTGACGGTTTTAGTCATGACTGTCGAGTAAGCGCCACCGTCCACCGCCAGATCAATATGGTACTGAACCGTAGTGCCGACAATATCCCCATCGTTTTCCTGCTGCTGTAACCCAGGGATGCCAATACGAACCAGCACCGCGTCAATCTGGGTGTTACTCAGTGCGCGGGTCCATGGTGTGGCCTTTGTCAGCGATACCCCAACCGTAGTTTCATTCTCGACTGCAGGGAATCCCGGTATTGGTGTCTGGGTCTGTGTGCCAGGCCGGAAATCCCATGACACATTTTCAAAATTCATCGTTCCGTCGGGGTTTCCCAAAGGCGTACCGTCCAGGAATATCCGGGTCGCATCCAGGCCACCAGCAAACTCCCCCTCCCCGAGCGCCAGCAGCATGCGGCAGCGCGCCATTGACTGAGCCGAATCGGGCTGTTCTACAGGTGTGTGCTGCTTCTGGCTGCCACCCTTTGCACCAGTGATCGCTTCCATATTACATCCATAAAAAAAGCACCCAATTGGGTGCTTGATATTCAGAAAGGAGTTTTCAGATGTCTTCTGCGACTATGCCGGCACTGATGATGGCGCCGCCAATCTCGCGCTCACCATAAAGAAGCGCGACCGGGTTACCCATCGCAAGGGTATTCACCGAGCCACCGAAGGCATATGAGGGTTTATTGTCAGGATCGTCTCGCCCCTGTAGTCCTTTGGGCTGGGGCGAAAGCATTTGGTAAATTCCACCAGCCATCATTCCGATACCAGCGGAGACCATTCCCGCGCCAATGACACCTGCTGAACCGAACGTCATGCCCGTGACGACGATGCCCGCCACAACCATGACAGCACCCAATATCGTCTGGAACAAACCAGCTTTTTTTGCCCCTTCCATCACTGGTGCTATGCGAATATCGGTGCTTCCGGCCAGGTTCTTAAAATCATCCGCACCAATGTTGCGCCTGCCGCGAAACACCGCGAACGTCATGCCATTCTTTTTGGCGTTCAGAAGATAGCTTTCCAGCCCGTCCAGGTTGATGCAAAGCGCCTTTACCGCCTCAGCTGATGTCTGCACCGCCAGCCTGTGAACACGGCCAAACCGGGCTCCCAACACACCGTACAATCGAATCGTGGTTAAACGCGCCATGGCTGAATCTCCTGCGGTAGCTCTTTGTGACGGACGCAGATCATCGTCCTGTCTTTGAAATAACCGCGCGCATACGGCGTGATGCAGGATAGCTGCCCGTACAGATGGTGAAGCAGCTCACCTTCCTCTGTAATGATCCCCGCGTGGTTCCACTTACTGGATTCAACCTGCATGATGACCATACAGCCTGGCGACGGGTCGCATTCGACAAACCCTTCCCGCTCCCAGTTGTCGAAATACAGGTTGTCCGGGTACTGGCTTTCCCACCATGGGTAATCGACGCGGAAATCGTTAAGCTTCACGCCTTGGGTAGCATGCCAATCCATTACCAGTCCCCAGCAGTCATTTGAGCCCAAGATAAACGGACGCCCGATAAGGGGTACCGCCTCCGGCATTATCTCAGCGTATTCGTCGCTATCCGGCGCATAAATACCCCAGACCACGCCGGAGTTGTTGCATTGCTGGCGGTCCAGGTCGGATGGAATCGGCCTTGCTCCATCGCCAGGATGGGAATGGATGACGCGCACAATCGTCCCGATATCTTCGGCGTTCGCCCAATGCTCGCCATCGATGCGGAAATGCTCTGTTGGATTTTCGTGGGTGTTTGGTACAGGAATATAGCGCTGGCGACGGCCAGACTGAATAACGAATCCGCAGCTCTCGCGCGGGGATTCCTCCAGCGCATGAGCACGGATAGCTGCAAATATGGTTTTATTCATTGCTATGTCCGGTTATCGGGTGAAGAGAACGGTTGCCGGAAAGCCGCCAAAGTCGAGTATTGCCGCGTTAGGATCTGCCAGGCCGGCGCCAAATCGTTTACGGCAGTCACTGAAGCAACCACCACATACATCAAGGGCAGGATCTGAAACCTGATTCCCCTTCGCGTCGAAATATGCCGTGCCGTTATAGGTGCATCCATCGCCGCTCCGGTACTGCCCGCGTAGCGCCCATTCGCAGAGCGAGGTGATTTGTCTGGTTGGGATAACAAGCCCCTGCAAGTCAGCGGGGCTACTGAGTGACCATGAAACCACTTCGTCGTCTTCGGAGGTTTTCGTGTCAAGCCAGAAGGTCTGAAGTGTGAACATCGACGGGTCGGCGGTCGGGTTCATCCCACCAGGGTAATTCACGGCATCGAGGTAAACCGAATAGGTGTCGATAATGCTCACTTTGGCATTAACCATGTCTTTAAATTGCAGGCATAGCGCCGTGATATGACCGTCGAGGTTGGAAACGCTGAGTGTCGGCTCTGCGGCCTGGTCTGTTGAAAGCTCCAGACCTGCTACCTGAAACGGCCAAAAATCGTAGGTATTCCCACCGAATACGATTGGCTTTGGCCCGAGCTTTTCTTCATCACCATTGGCAGCGTCGATCTCTTCCGGTGTATGGGGGAAAGGTGCGTAGTGGAAACGGTGAATCCCTCCACTGAACTCTGAGGCGTCAACTTCAACCAGGCGTACTCTGCCACCCGGTGCCAGCATCGCCGCCTGATCGACTAATGCCATTATGCGTACACCCCGTATGCCAGTTTGATGGTGAACGTCAGCTCAGAAAACTTGCTGCTGATCTGATTTTTCCGCACAGAATCGGCGACTACCCGGTAAAGCCCCCTCGCTTCGCCGGGCGGCGTGATGATAAAAGCTTTAACGGTATGAGCCAGGAGGAAATCACGAATACTGTTCACCTCCGTTTCGGTGCCGGTATGCTTCATTGGCACCTGAATAGCAGTAGAGTTAATGCCATTACCAGCAACCTGCTCATAGCCATCGCCGAACTGCGCCGCGCGCACCGTTTGACTATATTCAATCGCGCCAGCACCGAGCTGCGAGCGCCAGCTGTATGTTTCAACGGCCATATTTACTCCATAAAAAAACCCGCCGAAGCGGGTTATATAATTCAGTATTAGTCAGCAAAAAACCGCCTCTCAGCGGATTCAGTTGTTCGATATGATTCGGATGTAGTGTGAGGTTGCCACGAGAGCCTGTAGCGAATTTCCGCCAGTCGCACATAACGTTCTGGAATCGTACTCTCGAGACCAATGGCATAGCCAATTTTCCAGGTCTTCCACTGAATAATCCTTACGAGCCAAACCCTCTGCGATGGTTACGACTTCATCACTAGGTGCTGTAAGCTCATATCCATTCAGCAACAGGAATACGTAACCTGCCATCATGGCAGTGCGTTTGTTTGCATTTGCGAATGGATGATTCTGGATCAGGCTTTCAATTAGAACAGCAGACAGACGAAACATATCGTCTGTCTGCTCATAATATCGAATGGTACTTGGTCGGGACTGTGAAGAACTGAGGTTGTTCGGATTCAGCACGCCTATTGGTTCATTTGGCGTCTGAGTCTCGATCAGAGACCTGTTGATGTAAACGATATCTTCAATGGAAAGATAATTGATTCCTTCAACATACTCTATCGTCATCCGTTTCTACTCAGACCTTTGAAAGTTCTTCCATCGCCTTCTCGTAACGAGCAAACCCAAACTCAAAGGCGTTTTTAACTTGACCAGTATGTGAACATGCTTCGCTGATCGCTGCACGAGGTTTCGCCACCGTGGATTTGTCACGAGGCGGAATGTACAAGCGATCTGCCTTTTTTAATGCGTGACCCATGATTATCACCCTCATGCACGTTTGGCAGTGCTTTCTCAAATTGTAGGATGTAAACACATCCAAAGATTTCATGACCACTTTAAGTGGTTGAGGACAATTTAATACCATTCGTCATATTTGAGCAATGGGCCCATGTCTGAAGATAGATGCATGTTCGACGAACTTTATCGCGGCCACTTTGCAAGTTAACCATGCTTTCGCAGAAGTTACCCCTCAGGTAATAGTAAACTATTGTCACGTTCTCAGGAGATAGGCTGGGCCTATGATCCGGTTGAAGAGTTCAAGAAGGCCATAAATAGCACTTTTTGCACAAAATACATGACTTGGTTGGAATGCACGACAACAAAGATTGCTGTAATATTTCGGCCCCCTTGAATGTGGCGCTTACTTTTTAACCACCCCGCCCACCTGCAACAACAAAAAGCCCCGCGGATGCGAGGCTCGAGTTCTGTTTGGTTGCCCGGGCGGGTCCTGGGTTCATTTCTTACCAGGAAATAAAATTACGTTTGTCATGTCAGGCTCTTCATCAACAGCGTCTTTATATTGCCTGAATAACGAAAGCCCAATTTCAAGTTCTGCGCAGAGCACTGTGCGATTACCATCAAATCCTTGCGGTGATACAAGGCCGATGTTTTCCATTAGTTCAACAAGTTGTCCAGCCCGGTTGTACCCTATTCGAAAATTTCGCTGAATGCCCGCTATGGAAACCTTCTGATTGATAACAACCCACTCGATTGCGGGTTCGATCAAAGGATAATCAAAGTGATTATCCATAAACAGATTACTCCGAAGGGGTTGGGCCGCAGCGGCTGACATAAGAGTTTCCGTCGAGATCTATCCACGATTCATCTCTTCCATCGGGATAAATAGCTTTTTCTCCTACTTCATAACTCACGCCTTTAGAAAACATGCCTTTCGAGGTCATCTTTAAATGAACATAAAAAGGATGATATCCAACATACGCACCAAACCCATTTTTTCCAGCGACTCTGCCACATACGAAACCAGTGACAACATCCCCGGACTCCTGGTTTTTGTCCATGTTGAACCTAACCATTTTAAACTTGGCGCTATCCGGGTCCATCAACCCATTTGCAATTTCTTGCTGGCCAAGTTGAAGTGCTTTTTCCTCTGAAGGTTTACACGCAGCAAGTGCGATGCAGGCTAAGCTTAAGCAAATAATTTTTTTCACAATCATCCCCTGACTATCATATTTTTTCTAATAATAACCAGGGGATATGAGAATGTAACGCGATGAGCTGATATTACTTTTTCACAAAGTTCCCGCCAATAGCCCCATCATCTCTGATGGCTCGGATGATGCCTTCCTGTACGTATTGCTTCATCCTCTCCGCTAACGCCCGGGCTGCCGCATCGCCCCCCCCGCTAGTATTTGCTGTCGCATTACCTTTGTTATCGACATAGATATCCACGTTGATTTGATGCCCAGAACCACCAGCGCCATCCGCCCTCACACCGAGACGCCCCGCAGAATCACGAGTTAACGGCATGATTGCTTCAGCTCCAGCCTCTGCGAAGACTCCGCCTTTCGCAAACTTAGATGCGCCCTGGAAGGTGAAATACTGGGGAGTATCGTAAACACCGTTCACATACTTACCAAGGCCAGGAGAGTCATAGACACCACCTTTAGCATTGAAGGTTACGCCAGCAGCGGCGTTTGCATATGACCCACCAGGAGTGCTGCCACCGCCAATGCCACCGCTTATCCATCCCATAGCTGCCTGTACCGCATAGGCGACCAGTAACCGGTTGGTCACCTCGGCGATCATCTTTAACATGGATTTTGTGAATTCTTTGAGGCTGGCAGTACCAGTTGTGACCAAACTGGTCAGCATGTCGGAAAGGCCACTGAAGGTGGATCCAGCCACGTTACGCATTGCTTCGAACGTGTTAGTTGCAGAATCCGCATAATCAGCCCATCCGCGCTTTGCTCCAGCCTGCCAATTACTGCGAAGTTCGTCTTCCTTCCGGTATGTCTCTTCCTGCTGAGCCAAAACTTTTTTTTGCGCGTCAGGATTGAAGGCATAGGTCTCAGACAAACGCTGACGTGTTGCCGCCCGCTCTGCCTCCCTGGTTGAAGTCCCTTCAGCTGCCGCATCAATTTCTGCTTGCTTAGCTGCCTGCTGTTGAGCAAATTTGGTCGCCTGATCGGCAAGAGCATTCAGTTTCTGCTGTCTTGCGATCTGATCGCCCAATGCGGCATTAATATCAGCCTGCGCGAGAAGTTTATCCTTATTGGCGAGCAGTGACTTCTCATCAATGGTAAGCGCACGGCCTTTTGGATCATTTGCCGTTGCCTCGAGAATACTGATTTTGGAAATCAGTTCCCATTGCTGCTTACGCTGCTGACTGATTACATCGTTAATATCACGATGTTCTTGAAGCGTTTTTAGCTGAGCTTGCAGAGCTAAAGTCTCAGCATTGTACGTGTCGGTTGAGCGATCACCTGCAGAAACCTTAACGGCTGGAGTTTTGGGCGTTTTGTTTGGGTGAAATTGCTTGTTTATCGCGTCAACTGCCTGTTGGCGTTGTTGATCACTCCATTTATCAGGAGCAAGTGCGACATTTTTCCACAATTCAGAAAGGGCTTTACTGCGTTTCTCTTGCCAGGTGGCAGATTGCTCGAGGATGCGGTTTCTATAAATCAGCGCATCGGTGCGCTTATTATCAACCTCTATACCTTTTTGAACAGAAACATTGATATCTTCCTGAAGCTGTGCGGCTTGCTGAAGTGGCCCTATCTGAGCCTTCAAAGCGCTTATCGCAGATAATTGTGCTTTCCTACGTGCGTCATACTCCTGATCATTACTGCTAGCATCATAGCTGTACCCATAGCCTTGACGCTGCCTTTCTGGAAGCAGCGCCTTTTCTCTCTCAGCCAGTTCTGCCTGCATTTTTCGAAGCATATCATTTGGAGCATCAGGGCGACCGATATTCAGAAGCTCGTCCCACATCCCCTTGAGTGCTTTACTGACGCTGCCAGCGGCCCTTTCGATTAATCCCATATTGTCGAGGATTTGCTGACTACGCTTCTGCTCAGCCTGGCTGTAGGCTTTTGCTGCCGCTTCCGCTGCGTCCTCTTTTTCACCGCGACGCTCCAGTGAAGATATGTAGTCGTATTGCGTAGATGTCAGAAAGTGAAGGGTCGAATTAAGATCTTCTGCCGCCTTGGTTGGGCTGGCATATAATTTTTGGAAGTTCTTAATAGTGGTATCTACTGACTGGCCAGTGGCCTCCTGCATAGCCAACGCCGCTCTGGTGACTGTTTCGAGCTGATCGGTTTTAAACGTACCGGCCCCAACCACCTCTGCGAGCGTACGAGCAGCTGCGGCAACTTTACCGCTTGAACCACCAATTTTTTGGGCCAGGTCTGTCAGTTGGCTCGCCGATTTAGCAGAATAATTTCCGGTTAATATGAGCTGCTTATTAAACTCCCCAGCTTCTTGGCTGCCTTTGTACCAAGCTACAGCTATTGCCCCCAGGCCAACTACTAGGCCGCCAATCCCCACCGTCACCGGATTAATGAAACCAATCAGGGTGCGTAAATAATCGCCTACACCTGTCAGCGCGCCCTTTACCCCACCGAACTGGTCTTTAATCTGCCCGCCCTGTTGCAGCAGAATCAGGAACGGCGACTGACCGCCAGCCAGTTGCGTGGCGATATCGGTGAATTGCGCCGGAAGCGTGCGCATTGCTGCGCTGTACTGACCAACGGAGATTCCAGCGCGCCGGGCAGCAGCTTCCTGCCGGGATAGCGCTTCTGGTAGTACGTCTGCGACACCAGAGAGGCGCTCACGCGTCTGGTTAAGGATTGTGTTGAAGTGCTCGAACTGAGCACCGTTAATGCGCCCTGCTTCGAAATGGGCCACCAGCTGTGCGTGCTGTTCATCCAATGAATTGAACGCGCGGATAGTCGGGTCGATGGATCCAAGAAGGTTCTTTAACGCTGCGGACTGCTTCTCTGCCGCCTGAGTAGCGGCTAATTCGGCCTGAGCACGCGCCGCGGCTTCTCCGGTGTCGGTGAGTTTAAGGCGGGTGTCATCCAGGATTTTGTTGTAAGCCTGGAAGGTATCGGTATCCAGGAAACCTTTGGCCTGGAATTTCCGCAGCGATTCTTGCTGCTCATCCAGGCGGTTTAAGGCCTTGGTAACCGGGTCGATATTCTCCAGCAGCCCTTTGAGCGCGTTCTGCTGCTCCTTGAGTCCTTCACTGCCTTGCTTCGCAGATTCAGCGCCAGCGCGAAACACGCTATTCAGATCATCTGCTTTATCTACGGCGCCGGCCGCCGCCTGGCCGAGCTTATCCAGTTCATTGCTGGCTGTTTTCAGGTCAGAAACATCGGCCCGCAAAGTAATCGAGGCGATCTGGTCTGTCATTATTTCGTCTCCTTATGCATTACCTTGAGAGCCTCGCTTTCCATAATTTGAAGGTCAGCCATGCAGGCCGCCGCATCCTCAACCCCGTGTAACTCGAACATCCAGGGGAGAACGTTGTAATCAAGGCCGGTCGCCCCGCTCGCGCCGACTCGCCACTGGGTCGCCAGGGAAGAGAAGATGGTGAAGGACCTCCACACTGAGGGCAGTATCCCCACCTCTTCCTCCACGTCCTCAGGCGTCAAACCAAAAGCGCTCAGCTCCGCGAGCGTCGGTCCCGGCGTATACAATGCTGCGGCGACCTGCCTCAGTTTTTTTCGCGGATACCCATCAGCTCTTTGGTGTATGCCAGACCGATGCTGTCGAACGCGCGTGGATAGTTCCGCAGAAGGACAATAACGTTTTCGCGGTTGAACTCATCTGGAAGCGCCCACCCCTCGACAATTTCCATGAGGTAGTCGGCCTGCGGCTCGATAGCATCCTTTTTACCTTCGGCGGCCTTTTGCAGCTTCTCATCCATGGAGCGCAGCTCTTCCAGCGTCTTATGGCGGAAAGTGAACGTCAGCTTGCCGTCTTCGGCGCCAGCGCGCGGAATGCTCGCGGTCACAGAAAAAGTTGGGTTGGGGATCAGGGAAAATTTGGTCATTTCGGTTCCTAAGAAAGACTTTGGTTTCAGTAGCGAAGAAAGCCCGGCGTACCGGGCTCGAGTGGTTAGCTGACCGTGACGGCGCAAGCAGCAGAGGTGATAGTTTTGCCCGCCGCGTCAGTGACTTCGCAGGTGTAAGAGCCAGCATCTCCGGATGCCACAGATGGAATGTTGAACGTCGAGGCGGTTTTGCCTGGAATGGCGGAGCTTCCTTTCTTCCACACGTAGGTGTAAGGAGCGGAGCCGCCTTGCATAACGACGGCTAAATCGAGCGCATTTCCAACACTAACTGATTTGGTTGATGGCAGATCAGTCAGGAACGCCAGCGGCGTAACGGATGAATCGGCGATCGGGTAAATCTGCATATCCGATTCGAAGTTCATGCGCGCTTCGTTGCTTTCCACGGCGTTGATTTCGGTCTTAGGCACCTTCTGGAAAGACACTTTGGCAGAGTAATAACGGTCCGCTTTGCCGCGCGGGTTATGGAACCACACAGCAGTGGTGTCGCTGGATTCGTCAAGTTCACTCAGACGCTTGTAAATTGCCAGCAGCGGATCGTGCGCGAAGGTGTAGACCTGCACCACGGCGTTTTTGAAAGTCGGGATGGTACGGGCCTTATCGTCTTCCAGGAACTGCACGCTGATGGTCTGCTGGTCACCACCCTCAGTGGAGAGGGTCATCACCTGCGGCATGGTGATCCACGTGTCGATTTTACGCAGCGTGCCCGCACCAGTGCCTGCCGGGAATTTGGTGGTGTCAGAGGTATCGAACGAATCCAGCACGATTTTGGTACCGGCTACGGATTTAACACGCAGCACCATATTATCGAGTTTTAGCCAGCCGGAGCTCACCTGCACTACATCGCCCGCCAGGATGCCAGCGGCAGATGCAACAGTCAGTTCGCATTCAGTAGCGTTAGAGGCAGCGGTAAAGGTGATGGGAGCCTGATAGGCCTTGGCCACGTTCACACGCGAGCCGTTAGGGATTGCGAATGCCATAGCACTCTCCTGAATTTAGGTAATAAAATACCCGCCGAGCGGCGGGTCAGTAATCAGCGCGGTACTGCATGCTGACAGGGGTGGTGTAGGTGATAGAGCCGGTAGTGCCGTTGGGTGATGATGTGGGGCGATCCTGTATAGGTTGGCGCACCTGCGGCGGGCCATTGATATAAACGGTCAGGTCACCATCCACCAGCGGCAGCCCTTCGGGAAAAGCATCTGCGACCGATTTTGTCAGCCCTCTGGCCAGAGTCACGCCGCTACCTGCTGGTGAAATGATATTGAGCTGGAGAATGCCCTGGTATGTACGCAACTGACCTTCCAGGTCCTGCCCCACGGTTTGCGCAGGTAAGACATAAACGCGCCCGTAAGGGGCATCATCAGGCGGGGTAAAAGCGATGTTAGGCCAGGCGATCGGCAATCCTAGCGACTCAGCGATAATCGCCACCCGGCTCTCCAGCAATTCAGCAATTCGCATGGACTGGTCACCGGCCATTGCGCACCTCGTTCATTGCCTCGCGGAAATATTGGGCTGCATCCAATGCGGTCAACCCGACCATACCGCCGGGCGCCTGGTTTGAATGTCCGTTCTCCAGTGCCTGGGCATATGGCAGGTTGTTAGTGAAGTAAATCGTGCTCACTTGCCCTACTCTGAACACCTCAAGCACCGCCAGACCGCGGGAGTTTGAACCCTGCCCCGAAGCGTCCGGGGTATCGTTCGTCTCTGTTGGCTGGCTATCGAACCCAACATACCAGTTGTTCTTGAACCGCCCACCGGCATAACCCTCAGGCTTTTTGATGTCCATCGAGTCGTTTACACGCAAACCGCGCTTAAGTCGTCCCGATTTGGTCAGGTTGGCAGGATCATCGCGAAGGGCAGCATTATGTTCACGCACTGCAGTGTTATAAGCAGAGGCCGTTTGGTTCACTTGCCAGGTCTCCGGCTGCCCGACTGGTGACATCTCCACCAACCTACCCAGGATTTTGATACCCGTCCGGCGCACCGCCTCGTCAATCTCCTGCTTTGAGCCATCAACGAACAGCTGAATAGCAGCCAGGAACGGCTGATTTACGGAACTGGTCATATCAGGTCCTTAGCTGGATGTTATAGGAGATCAACACGTCTGCCGGCTTAACCGGATTCGGCTGTACCACGCGCCACTTTTGGCCGTCGATATCAATGATGTCACCAATGCGCACCTCAGTTTCAAACGTGGCCGCCAGCTTCTTATCGCCTGTAGCAATCAGAGAGCCGTCGATTTCACGAGTTGAGTATTCAGTGATAACGCCGGTAACGGTCGCGATAACAGGCTCGGTGGTAATCTCTTTCCCGTACTGATCGCGGGTGGTGGTACCGCCTCGGGTCAGTTGGTAGGATTTGCCGTTATCCTTCAGGAGCCGCGTTGCCGTAGCGCGCATGCGTCGATAGTCGATTGCCATGCTACCCCCTTTCGACCCGGACCTGGTTGCCGCCCACTACAAGCCCGCGCAGTGCGGAATAGAACCATGGGAATGACGGAGAAGCTTTATTCGTTCCCGGCTCATACTGGACTGTTACCGCACCCTCGACGCGCTCCATCGTCACCGCCCCACCGCCAGCGACCGACGGGGTGAGGTCAATCTCCTGCGATTCGATGGCCAGGCGACATTGAGCATCAATCAGGCGCTGTGGAATCGCATCATTCGACAGGTCAACACCATCGAAGCGCACGCCGGAACGCGGCCAGGATAGAGGCTGTGATGCGCTGGAACGCTGACCGCGCCAGGCCTTCCCTTCCAGAAAGTCCATTGCCTGCATCAGCATCTGACCGCACTCACCATCATCTGCAGGAATGCTATATCCGCGCCCGGCGGCAAATTCCCGCAGGTCTGACACGCTGGCGTAGCTGTTGAAGCCTGGAGAGTTGGGATCGGCAACCAGCATGGTTATTCCTCCAGACGCCAGTCCAGCGCCAGCCAGTTATCCACTTCATCAGGATGAACATCTGCGCGCAGCGGGCCGCCAGGGAATTCTGGGGTGTCACGTACCATGACCACCAGCTTAATACCTTGCTGTTCCTGCTGCTGTTCCTGCTGCTGTTCCTGCTGCTGTTCCTGCTGCTGTTCCTGCTGCTGTTCCTGCTGGGCAGGATTTTTATCAGCGGCCTGCTGAGCTGCAAGCTTTTCCGCTTCACGCTGAGCGCGCTGCTCTTTGGTTAATCCGGCCATTGGGCCTCCTGAAAAACAAAGGGGCCGAAGCCCCCTGGGTTAACCCATGATGATGGCGGAATGACGTGGCGCCACAGCAGCCACACCCCATGCCAGACCAACTTCATAACGCACCTGACGGTACTGGCGGTACAGCGCCACCTGGAAGGTGATGCCAGATACCGGGTCGGTCACATTCATGACGTCATCAGCAGTATCGCCACCTTCAGGCATCGCCGGGGTACGACTGGCCAGCAGGAATGCCCCGCGGTCAAACGCCATGTTCGGGACGAATTCGCTCAACACGGTGACATCAGCCTGATCTGCCAGATCCTGACGGAGGCCCGGTGCGCTAATAGTGATAGTGGAAGACGTAGCCGCAACGACCAGATACTGATTGTCATCACCGGCAAACTTCACCGCAGTCCCTGCAGCAATACCGCCGGTGCCAGCAGAGATAGCGATGATGATATCGCCCTCTTTCTTCGCGCCATTGACCTTATAGCCAGCAGCAGCGCTTTTCGCGGTACGCTTGATGCTGAAGGATTCGTGGAGGTTGAAGCCCATGATGCGACCGATAACACCTTCACGCAGCAGCTGGTCGGTTCCCGCTTCGTTCGCTTTGAAGAGTACAGCCTGTTTACCACGGATGGATGCCATCGCTTCGCCACCCAGCACCATACGCAAATCAGTAGTCGGCGCACCGTTATCGGTCAGGATTTGACGCGCCAACGCAGCATCAGTCAGATCGTCTTTGATGCTGAACGGGGTATTCTTCGGCGCGCCAACAGCGCGGGAGGAGTTGAGGTACAGCGCAGCGAGGTCTGCATCCACTTCGTTCGCCAGCGCACGGAAAGCCTGCTTGAACTGGTCAGCCAGGATGGTGTTGTAGGTACCAGCCGGGCCCAGAGCCAATTGCTCTTCACCATTCCATTTCACCGGGGCCATTTTGGATTTGGTGATTTTGACATCCACACCACCGATGGTCTGGTCGCCAGAATTAGGCGCTGAAGGACCAGGGACAATATCTTCAGTGGTGGCTGCAGGTGCGACTGGCGCACGTACGGTCTGGTCTTTTGCAGCAGCATCCGCTTTCGCGTCACGCGCCACCGCAGGAATAAAACCAGTTTGCTCGCGGGACACTACGTCCAGCGCGGTATAGATGGTCGGGATCAGACCAGTAAGGGTATTGCCTGCCATTTATGGCTCCTTTCGATTTAATCGACGATGCTGATGCCGTCTTTCAGCGCTGCTTGCTTGCCAGCGTTATCCAGGGAATCAAACGCACCGCGTTTCATGGTTTTTTGCCCGGCCTGGTGCTGCGACTGGTGAGAACCGCCGCCGCTGTTACCGGACGCTTTGAGGATGTAATCTTTCTGCGGATGCGACTCGACCAGAGACTCCAGGGCCTCATCAAAGCTGGCTAACTCGCCGGGCTTGGTGCGAGAGAACACCTTATTGCCCTGGCCGTCGTAGGCCACAACCTTCCCTTCTTCGATTTTGAAGTTCTGACCGAAGTAGGAACGCACGAACTCAGTCGGGATCGCCATCTTCTCGGAAATGAACTTAGAGCCACCGAAGCGGCCGCCGATCATCTCGTCGTAGAGTTGAGTTTCCAGCTGCTGGGTCTTGCTGTTTGCTTCGTCCAGCTGCTGTTGGAAAACTTTGGTGATCTCCGCCTTTACCTGGTCAACGGCACCAGCATCGATCAGTTTTTTCTGGTCGATTTTGGTCATCATCTCCAGGGCTTCGAGCGCCTTGGCCGGGTCGGTGATGCCCGAGAATTTTGCGAGATTGGCTTCCGCCGCTTCCTTCGCTTCGCGGTGCGTTTTCGCCTCGCCATTCAGGGAGGTGATTTTGGTCATCGCTGCGACCGCATCAAACGGGATCTCTTTGCCATCATCATGGATGTACACAGGCATACCGTTTTCAACGACCACATTTCCGTTAGCATCAAGTTTCAGTTTCATTGTTTTGCTCCAGCCTTCCGGCCATACGTAATGGGTCATCCGACCCGGGCACCGCGTCGCATCCGCTCAGCGGCAGGCATAAAAAAAGCTGCCCGGAGGCAGCCTGACGTTGATGGGGTTTGTGTTACTGGAACGCCGACGCATCCACGCGGCGTAGCTCGTCCAGGGCAAGGAACTCCCCGGCATCGTTGAACATCTCCGGCACGGTGATTTTGCCGTCACGCAGCATCTGTGCACGTGTGACGCCCAGCACCTGCTCCTGACGCGCGTAAGGCTGCCTCGCAAGCCATTCGGCATAGCTGGTATGCGCTGGCACCTGTCCGTCCATTGAGGCGCGCGTGGCGCTGCTCAGCTCGCCTGGGGCTATTTGCATTTCCTCCCACGATTTAGTGATCAGGATTTCGCAGGAGCGGCAGCAAAAGTGGATTTTGCCGGGTCCGCGCAGATACGGAATTGCATGGCCCAGCGGCTTGCCATCGAGCGAGTAGAGTTTGCGGTCGCGGATTATGCACCACTGGCTGGTGTGGGTGTCCAGAGTCGAAGACCACTGTTTGGCCTTCACGATATCGCTGTTGGCCTGTGCGAACTCCTGGCGCGCCGTTGCTGCCATATGATTCACCGCAGTGCGGGCAACAACAGCAAGGTCACGACGTGAGGCATTGATAACCCCGTCCTGGCGGTTAAGTTGCGGCGTGCCGGCGACGCGCTTCACGATCTGCTCGACATTTTCACCCTGAAGAAATCCGGTACGCACGGCACTGGTGATTTTATCCAGCCGATCGGATTCAAGCTTTTGGCCCCACTCTTTCAGCAATCTCCCCTGAAAAGGTTGCGCCACCGCAGAGGCGTAGACCTGCTCTGGGGCAATGCTTTGCAGCGGGACGTGTTTCAGCACCTGCCCGGGTATAAGGCTGCTGAACAGGTCCATCTGATACCCGGTCTCATAATCCGTGTAACGTGCCAGCTCACGCGCCAGGGACGCATTAACCGGTTCGTAGGCTTGATGGTTCAGTTCACGAACACCGGCCAGTAGAGAGGCCAGGCGACGCGCACTGTAGGTATCAGCTCGCTTGCCATCCAGCAGCACCAGCAGCCTGGCGGCCAGATCAGCATCCAACTTGTTCAGCAGCGCGACCATGCGCCGGGCGACGCCGGTACCGTAACGCGTCACGTATAAGCCGTGCGCGATAGTCTCGTCCTGTAGCCTGTCATTCACGGAACGGGCCATATTACACCCCCGGCGGTGGTTCACTCAGCGACGCAGACTCGGCCAGTAACTCGCTCAGCACCGTATCAGGATCCGCATCGGCATCTATCAGGTTGAGTTTTTGCAGGGCTTTAATCGCATCGATACGGCGAAGGTCACCGCCCTGGCGCAGGGACTGAATAGCCAGCGCAGCAGGCGGGTTGAATTCTTTCGACTCAACATCCAGCTCGGTGCGCACATCTACGTTGCCGCCCTCCTTCTCGCCGATGTACTCAGCCATGATCTGCAGGATGTTGTCGATCGCGTCTTCGAGGCTGGTGGCCATAGTGTAGAGCGGCGACTGCTCCTGCATTTTCTCTTCGGAGGTCTGATCCACCGATTTTGTAGAGGTGTTCTCCGTGCGCAGCAGCTTCGCGCCAGCCTGGCGCATCTGCTCCACCAGCTCTGCCAGCGACTCTTTGCCGGCACCGATAGAGGAGCCAGTGTGCTCGACGTATTCCAGGCCCTGCTTTTGCCGATCGGAGAACGACGTGGCAGACGAAGACCCAATTACCAGCTCTTCTCCCTGCTCAAGCCCGAACACCGTCAGTATCGGCACCCGGGCGACGTGCAGGATGTTGTCCTGCTCACTTTGGCTCTGCCAGTGCTTGATATTCAGCAGGGCCATGTTGAGTAGAGGAGGTGAACCACACATAAACCCGGTGCGCTTGGTGTAGAGCGTCACCAGGGTGATATCTTTACGAGAGGTCTGCCATTGATCGAATATCTCCCAGTTCGCCGCGCCCTCGGTACCTCTGGACTTGCGGTAGATTTCCACCTTTCCCGGCGTCAGATAACGTATCTGCTCCACCTTTGTTTGCCCGAAGTCGTCACCGTCTTCGACAACCACCTCTTTGATGCGCAGCGCGGTGAGCACCAGCTTACCGTCCGCCATCTTCGACTTCCATCCGATTACCTGGCGGGGATTAAGCATTGTGACGTACGGGCGCGCGCCGGTAGCTTTCTCATCCGCTTTGGTTTTCACCCTTTCTGGGTCCACCCTGGGATAGTCCACCAGCGCATGGGAGAGGCCATACTGCATCGCAAGTCCGAAGAATGACTGAGCCCAGACATCGAGACGAGTGCCTTCCAGGTCGATGTTCTTCGCATACTCGCGCAGTTGATCAGGAACGTTCTCGGCCAGCTTAATCGGCTCGGCAAATACGCGCCCGATGTTTTGCTTAATGGTCTCTTCGTAGGCAGGCAAAAGCGTGGCCACAGAGAGGCGTTTTTTATAGTCCTCTTTGTCTTCTTTCGGCCAGCGCGGGAGATATGCCTCTCCCAGTTGTCGCATATAGAGCGTGCCGCCCATCAGGGCATCGTTGATATCCCACGCCTCGACCATGTTCCCATAGTCCAGATTGGGTGTTGAGATGTCAGGCATGGAGTTACATCCGTAGTTGAGTGACTTTTCCGGTGGGTTTGATGATCGGGAATTGCTTCACGATGAAATAGCCACCAGCGTCGTTTGGGTGATCGTTGTCGGCTGATTTATCCGGCTCGCCGTTCGCCGCCCATACCTGCTGTTCAAGGCTGTCTGTATAGACCGGGCAGCGAGCAACGTTAACTTTGTAGCGGCGCTCACCGTTGCCGTTGCAGAACATGGCATTCATGGAGTTAATGCGATCCTTTACCGGCGGGTTGGCGGCGTTCACCACCACGCTGAATCCGGCCTGCTTGAGCTGCGCAATATCGGTGGCGCTGGCGTTATTGGACTTGCGTGAATCGCCGGAAGCATCCGGATAGATGTAAATCTGCCTGGAGGCAACATAGCGCCCGCCCTCATAGCGCCAGAACTCTTCCTGGATACGCTTTATCATGGCCGGCGTGTCATAAACTTTTATCAGTTCGCGTACCGCGCGCGGCTCGCCATTGCGAAGCACGTGGACGATGGCCGCCATTTTGCCAACGTTAAAGTCCATGCCGATATAGAGCGGTTCGCCTGCCTGTTCTTCATCAGTACAGTTATTCAGACGTCGATCGAACTGGTGATAGATGGTGCCGCTGGTCAGGTTGGTGAAGCGCCCCCTCAGATACGCCTTAATCAACTCCGGCGGGTAGGAATTCATCAGCGAAGGGATGTAATCCGCGGGCAAGTTCTTCGCGTTGTCGAACGTGCTGGCCTGTATCAGTCCGTACAGGGCTGAGAGCTCTGGCTTTTCACGTACTGCCTTCACGAATTGCTGGTAAACGAATTTGAACCCCTCCGGAGTTGTCGTGACGTCAATACCGTTACGCAGCCCATCAACCTTGTAACGCATACGGGCGATGATTTTTCGCCAGGCCTGTTGCGCTTTGGCAGCCGCCATGACATCCAGCTCATCCACCATCGCGTTACCGATTTTGAAACCAACTATCGAGCCGGGCTTCTCCATCGAACGGCAGATTGTGGTCCCGCGGAACCGTCGCCCCTCGTAGAAGTGAACCTCTTTGTTCCCCTCATTGATTTTGACGCTCAGCCCCCAGTCAAAGGCCACCTCTTCGATAGTCGGGTAGAAGATGTCACGAATCTGCGGGTAGGTCGGCGCGAAATAACCCTGGTTGATTTTCGGGTGTTCCCACATCCCTTTGCAGATGCCGCCACAACCCACCCACGTTTTACCGGAACCGAACCCGGCAACGTAGGCTTTAAACTTGTGCTCCATCGCGAGGAAGCGAGCCTGTGGGATGTTAAGTGTCGGGCTGATCCCCATCTTCTTCCCTCGCATCCACTACGTTGATATTGATCTGTACTGGTGTTGGTTCGTCATCATCACCATCACCGGCCAGCTCTTTGCGGAGTTTTTCAATCTCCAGCTGCCGGCGGTCGATTTCGATTTGCTGGAGGCGCTGCGCGAACTCGCTATCGGCCAGGCCCAGGCGCTTCATTACGGCTTCGTACATCCGTTCGCGGCTGATTGCCGTTATCTCGACACCATTCTTACCCAGCTTGACGCCGGAATATGCCAAAGCAGCATCAGGGGAGAGTTTCCTGGTGTCAGCGAAGTAAGGCTGGCCAATGCCGTCGCCGTTGCAGCGCGGGCAGGCAGGGTTAGGCTCACGGGTGTGGTCATATCCATAGCCGCCCACGTCGACTGGCTCACGCTTATCGCGTTCTGTAGCTTCCAGCCGCTTCTCTTCAAACTCCACGGCATCGCGCCACTGATACTGGTGACCGAAGCCCCAGCAGTAACGACACGCACCGCGGCGATATTGTGAAAGCTGGTTTGCATCGAAGGTGGCGAGCTGCCACATCTGCGCGAGGACCTCATCGGCACTGCCAAGCGTGCGCGCAATGGAGGCTTTCTGCTGTTGTGCAATGGCCTGGGCAACTGAAGTTTTCTGAAGTAGCTGATAACCGATTTGTTCAGCGGATTTTTTGCTGTAACCCGCCCTGATAGCTGCTTGTGTGGCGTTACCATCCTTTAGGTATTCTGCGACAAAACGTCTTTGCTGTGCCGTTAATTCATCATCATCCACCAGCTCATTTGCGCTTTTATCTTTCTGCGCAGGTTTTTGCGCAGTTTGCGCAGAAGGTTTTTTGATATATCGACGTGCGGTAGCGTAGTTCAGTCCCTGCGCTTCACACCATTCTTTTGGTGATACGCCGGTTGCGGCATGTTCGGACAGGAACCGTTGCTGAAGCTCGCCCCAGTCCGGTTTTGCCATTATTCACTCCAATAAAAAAAGCCACCAGCGAGTGCCAGTGGCTTGAATGTGGTAATCAGAAATGGGTTAGAACCGTTGGGACAAACAATATTAAGCGCTCACCCGCTGGATTAAAGTAGCATCACGCTTCGTCTGGCCGATATGAACTCCTGTATCACTCTACTGACGTATAGAACCAAGCATGCCCCATCCTACTGCTACGCGCCAGTCTCGCTGCTTTCAACCAATCAGAGCATCATAAGCCTCGATAATTTCTTTCCTGCTCACGTATCTGTCGGCTGCCACCAATATGGCTCCACTTTCGCCTTTCAGAAAAGTTGAAAAAAAAATCACCACATCCAAACACCTCACCTCATCATTAGCATACAGATAAAGAATCTTGCTCCGATAACTTCGAATTTTCAGCAACTTAGCAGGCTCATCATCAGCAAAAATCAATAGCTGTGCCATAAAATCTCCTTCTACACATAATTCCTTACAAGAGAAGATTGTTAGTCCCATGAACACTCAATCACATTGACGAATCTTTTGCCTGTGATTTACGTTACCTTTAATAGCCCAAAAGTCTTTTTTAACTCATTCACCTGAATTCAATTCTGAAAGAAGTGAAAATGGCAGCAAACAAATCACCAGGAGTTTAACTTTCTTTAATTAGTTATAGTGCAGAATGCTTAACCCTGTATATAGAGTTCGCTTCTTCGCACTTTTCTTTCAAGTATATGAACCGGGTGGATACTTCACTGTTTAAGCAGTTCGTCACAATGCAGTAACCCTCTACCCACGCCTTTTCATCCTTTTCGGCAAACAAACTTTCGAACATGGCAACCCAGGTGCTGTTAGGCATGCGTTCCAGTTCAAAATACTTCATTGTCCCTCCCTCACGAAGGGTTCTGTACTCATCCAATCCTAAGATTTTCATACTGCATCTCACGGTCTTTTTAATGTTATGATTTCTAACATCATATCCAGGCTTTTCCTACCCCCAAAATCCATGGGACTCTGCATTTTATCACCATTAGCAACCAGCAGATGAGCTTTGTAATGGCTTATCCGATCAGCAATTCCGGCTGCGTTATCTGCATGATGTGCTCATGCTCCACCGCCAGAACACGCTTCTCTTTCTTCCGCTCGTTCATCAACCGGCTACCGATCGTGCCTTTCAGCTTTGAGCGCGTTTCTTTGATGGCGTAGCGGTGTTGCATTTCTTCACCTATGGCAAGGCGACGGCTAAGTTGCTCAGACATCCAGTTGAACGCTGAAATGTAGCTTTCTTTGATAGCCGCAGCAGCTTTCCCGGTGAACCCCATCACAACCATGATCCAGCCATCTTTCGTCAGGTTGTACATCGGGCGAACCTTACCCTGCTCATCGATATAATCAGCCGACGCAAAATTGCGTTGGCTAAACTCATTCGAGCAATCGGCTTTAACCTGCTCGATTTTCCTGAGCACATCGCCGTGACGCTTGCCGAAGTACGTGGCAACTTTTCTGGATGTGGTAACGACCTCTCCGTTGTTGGCTTGCACCATTTCACGGAAGTCGAAGGCCGGAATAACTGACGGATTATTCATAGCGTTTTCCTTACATGTGAGATGAACCTTTGCCGAATTGAAACGCCAGCCCACCGAAGGCTCGCCAGCACTAAACTGACGTCTCCAAAGGCTCATTTCACAGGTTAGGGTTCGGTGTGTGTTTGCTTATGCTCTGCCGATTCGGTCGGCAGTTCTTAGTGCGGGTTGTCATCGAATATTAAAAAGCCCCGCTATTGCGAGGCTCGTTTCTTCTCTGCTTCCCGGATGTCGGACTTGTCGCGGTTGCACTGCCCGAGCGCGGAAAGCAGGCTGACGTTAAGGTCCAGACTTTGTCCCCATGACATCGGATCCGGGATTGCCGGGTAAGGCGTCTCAGCTGTCAGGTTTACCGGGATCGGCACCACCGGCACCTTTATGTAGACCGTTCGCGTATTGTTGCAACCGCTTAACTGCGCCATCAGGAACAGGGCGACGAGCACAGTCATCGTTCGCAACAGCAACCTTGATATCTGCCGAGGCTCCCGATGCGTCCAGTGCGATCTGCTCTTTTGCATGCTGATTGGCCTCGGAGATGGTGTTGAAGATGGTCATGGTGGTCAGGACGTTAGAGGTCACGGCCTCAGCGGCGTGAATCTGCTGCTCTGCGGTTTCTGCGCGGGTCTGCTGCTTACTGGCGGCATTGTGGTAGTGCATTGCCAGCCAGCCAAGGCAGACAATCAGGCACGCCACCACCGCGGCGATAATGGCGGTAAGGCGGCTCATTTCACACCATCCAGGCAGAGCGCCTTTTCTTTCCCGGCGCGAGTAACCAGACCAGGCAGAACCTTGCCGCCTCCCCACACCCAGCGAGGGAACTGGTTGCATGCCGCCGTGATGTCCCCACTCCTAAGAAGCGAGAACATCGTGGAGGTACGCATGTTTCCGCAGCCAGCACGAAACGTTACTGATACAGCTGCGGAGAAAGTATTGTCAGACAGCTTGCGTCCATTCCCGTAGCGGTTAACACAGGACTCAGCATCAAGAACGTTGCGCTCCCACTCGGCTGCGATCTGCTGGTCGGACTTAACGGTGCCTAGCTTCACGCCGTGCGTATTACCCATACCGTCAGTCAGCACCCCGGCTGGACAGACATACGGATTACGTCGGCAAGATTCAGCGTTGCCGATTAACTCCAGCCCGCGCTCGTTTGTTCTGACGTGGCCCGCATTCATCACAATGGCGATGATCGTTCCGACGGAGCAGACAATGCCCGCCGCGCCGCTTTTCTTACTCAGTTTCAACTGGGCCACCGGAAATTCTCCGCATTGCCTCCGTAACTACCTCGGCGGCAGCCGGGCGATCGGAGTGGGGTTTTTTGCCTACGTCAGATAAGTAGTTTTCCAGCAGTTGGGTGCGTTTCCTCTCCTCAGCCATACGTTCACGCTCTTCTTTCCGTTTTGCGTAATAAGTTTTTATCGTGAAGAACGCTGATACCAGAGCGCCGATAATAAACACGTAATCCTGCAGGCTAAGCAAAGAGAACAGGCCCAAGGCCGCCGACCACCAGTACGGCAGATCGTGTCCATTTGTTGGGTTCATACGTTGCATTCCACACCTCCGGTTTCGGGGTGCTGTGTCGTAGTAAGAGAAAGGCCGTCAGACACGATAGCTACGGGGCATCTGGAATTGATTGTCTGCGGCCTGAATAAAAAACCCGGCGACAGGCCGGGAAGATGAGGGTAAGGCAATGTCGGCTATTCTGCCGAAGATACCCTTGTTTGGGACTGGCTCGACTAGATAAATTTTAACCAGCCATCACCCAATTATGAGTTGAGTGCTTTACCACTTAACTACAGACTAATACTTTGGTAGTCATGAAGTTTCAAACAAATTAGAATTCAACAGGCTTGTAACAACATGGAATCCATATGGAAAAATTACTAATTGCAGTTGTGCTGGCATTAGTCTCATCCAACTGTTTAGCATCTGATGAAACAGGGAAATATGAGCAAGGAGACTGCATAATGGCCAGCGACACGAACTACAGCTGGTTTGGGGAATTCGCCAAAGTTGAAGCCTATTCACGGATTAAGGGCTTTGCTGGCCCACAGTACATCCTTTATTTTCCGACATATAAGGCAAATGCCGTAGTTTTTGGACCAGAAATTGAAGATCACACTATAAAAGTTGGGAAAAACTTCTGTCAGGGATAAAACAAAAAACCCGCTCGTGGGCGGGTTAGTATAATTTTGGCAGAATAACTTATTTACACGAAAGATAGCCATTTCAATCCAGTTTTGCAAGACTTCTATCGAAATTTGTCGCCTTTTGTTGTGAACGTGATCGCGTAACCTGCAACAAAGCTCCGCTGTCCAAGTGCAGGAAGATGCGGCGCATCTCAACCCAGCGGTCTGTAAAGGTCTCTGACCAGTTCTTTGGCGTTACACCGACCAGTTCTGCCATCTTCTGGTATTCGTAAGTCTCACGCCCTGCCAGCTCCGCTTTCACGTCCTGCGCCGCCAGCCAGATAAGTTGCTTCAGGCGCCCCATTGTCTTCCCGGCCACCTTTTTCGCGCCGAGCTGTTCACTGAACTCTGCCCAGGCCCACTGAGTGATCGCCACCTGGTATTCGAAGCGGGTATTCTCGCTGTAGTTCCACAGCAGCCAAGCTTTCTGGTGGTCTTCAAGCGACAGGACGGCGCGGCGCCACGATGCGGTCACGAACTCTACCGGACCCACCAGCGCGATTGACGATCCCTTGGCACGTGACTGGCTGCCACTCATCGGCGGACCGCCCGGGTTGATCATGCGCTGCTTATCCTTGTCGAATACTTTCTTCCGGCCCCGGCTGCGCGCCGTCGCGGTGAATTGCGCGTTCTCGGCGAAAGCTACCAGTTGCCCTTTCGTCGCTCCGCTCAGATCTGCGGTCGCCACAATGAGCTGCTGACGTACGTATTCCAGTTGCTGACTGTTCATGCGGCTTCCTTCTGTGGCTGATTGGTTTTGTTCTGGCTGTGCTTTGCTACTGGCGGCAGGCTGGCGCGCTTAACGCTTTCTGCCTGGTACTTTTCGAAATCAGCTCTGGTCATGATTCCACCACTCCCGTGCTGACTTTCTGTATTCAGGGTTTTCTGTCTGACAGATAATTTCCGCTCGATCGCCGCTTATCAGCTCACGAGCTTTCGCATACAGCCTTTCTCTTTTAGAAAGCTGCGTCGTTTCATACCAGGTGCTGGCAACGAACTTTCTCGCTTCAACTGGAGTGAATGCCTTCATGCTGCCTCCCGCTGTTTTAGTGCGCGAAGATCTGCCCTGGCTTTGGCGCGGATGCCATCGAGCTCTTCTCGGGTGTATCGGTGGGTTTCGTTGTTGGATTCCAGCGCCAGCACGCGCTCTTCTCCGATCAGTTCGACCAGAGCGGCACGGTACGCCTCAATGTTCCCGGACTTGTGAACGTTGCAGGCGGAGCACTGGAGCCAGATATTGTCCGGATTAAAGCGAAGCTGTGGTGCGGCGGCCGTGGTGCGGTAATGCCCGGCATGCCAGGCAAAGGCGGTCTTCGTTCCGCAGGATATACAGCCATGCCCGGCGGCCAACAGCATTTCGCGCCGCCAGTCGTTGAAAGCTCGCTGAGTCATCTGCACCCAGTGGCGGATTGGCTTCAGCTCATTACGGCGCTCTGCGCGGCGCTGGCGACCTGCTTTCTCAGCCTCCTTCTGCTCTTTGATGCGCTTCGCCGCGGCTTTCACCTTCTCCTTTTCGCGCTCTTCCATCGCGAGGATTGCGCCGTGCTCCGGGCAGCACCAGCGGATCCGGATGTCGTGGAATTTAGGCACGAAGTATTCACCGCATACTTTGCACTTACGGCGGGATGGTTTACGCATGACCTCTCCTCGCCGCGAGGCGCAGCCATTTCTGATCCACCAAGCGTGCGGTGTAGCCTTTTAAGGTCGGGATGTCGGACGGCTTAACCGCGGGCTTACGCTTGCGGCGCGCAGGAACGCGGAAGATTTCGTTGGTGATGACGCGTGCGAGAGGACTACCCACGGGAAGCCCTCCACTCTTGCGCCCAGGCAATGCGTTTACTGGATGCTTCGGAGAACTTTACGCCGCGGTCGGTACCGAACCAGTAAATCGCCTCGATGACGTCGACCATGTAGCGCTTGCTGGATTTCGAAGTGCGGACGCCGAAATAAACGCGGCCGCCGTTGATGCCCGGCGCAGATTTCTGTTCCTGGTCTTGAGTCTGATTCACCAGAACGGTGATGAGGTCCTTCCATTCCTCGCGGGTCAGCTTTTCGCCGTGCCAGACAACCTGGTCAGACAGGTCCTTCAGCAGCGGCCACATAAGACGGTTTTGCTTATCGGTTCGCGTCTCTTCCCGGGCCTCGACCACCATCGGCGCGCGAGGGTTTACCGGCATGGTGCGAATGTACGCGATGAGGTTCTCTTTAACGGTGTCGTTGACGATGCAGTAGTGCTGCTTCATACGCCACCTCCGAGAGGTAACGCAGAATGCATAAAATCGCAGGTGCATTTCTGCATCTGTGACAAGGTGAGGAGTTCATATTGTGGTCGCATTTAAGTCCCCTTAAATGCGAAGAAGTCACCGCCGGGTGTTCATGCCTGCGGTGACTTAATTATGGCTGATTGATTTTAAGAAATCAAAGATTCACTTTTGACCTGTCTTCTCCGCCATTGAGCTTATTAGCTACTGCATATGGGGTTTCTGAAATAGCGTATACAACACCATCTGACAAGGTCATAACAGTCCATGCTTCGTCTTCTTGCTTGGCGAGTTTGACGATATGATCACCATTGACATAGAGCTTATATGCCGGGCTCTGAGGAAAGAAACCAACACCCTTGTTTAGAACGTGAGTCACAGTAACTTCAACGAACATAATTTACCCCCCCTATGAGTAATGAGACATTAATATACAACGCAAAAAAGGTATGCGGTTATTTAATCCGCACACCTATTTTTTAGCCTTGACGATTAACTTTCCTGTATGCAGGTGACGCTGCTATCATCGCCGCCCAGCAAAGTTTCGCCCGGTGTGCCGCCTGCTGGCATCCACTCATAGCATCGTACTCTTCCCACACTTTCTCGTCGCTAAAGCTCTCATCTGGCTCTGACTCAAACCCATTGACGATCATGTCTTCTGTAGGCTCAATAGGCACCAGAACCCAACCATCCGGAATCACCGGAGAGTTGCCGCCTTGCGCCGGAGCGATGCAGTCTTGCGCCGGAGCGATGCAGTCTTGCGCTGGAGAGTTTCCACTTTGAAGCATGGCGGCGCGGCAGGCGTTGTAAACAAACTCCTCCGCGCTGGCGATAGCGTCATCATCCGCAGCACCATAATCAACCAGGCGCTGAACAATGCATTTCGTTAATGCGCCAAAGTCAGGTACAGATACCGGCGCCGGCGGGGTGGTGAATAAGGGTGTGATGCTGGCGCTGAATCCTGCGCGCTCATGAAGCGAAATTATCTCATTCATCCTCGCTTGGTTTTCGAAAGTCTTTTCGAAATCACTACCTGGCTGCCCATCCAGTTTAAAGACCACTCTCCACTCTGCTGGCTCCGCTTCGAGCGATGCAAGCGCCAGCTTCATCGCAGCCAGCGTGTTTCTGTCATCTTCGTCCAGGCCGAACGGGATTTCATCGCGGGCAGCTTCCATCTCGGCAATTTTCTGCTGCAGCCATTGTTTGGTAATAGTGCTCATACTGTCGCTCCTGCCTGATACCGTTCAAACCAGAAAACAACTGGCTTCTCGACCACCTCAACCAGCCCAAAGCGCTCCGCCGTTCGGAAATTTACGCTGTATGCTCGCGCGCGCTCAGCCTGTGCCTCTATCTGTTCGCGGAATCCTTCAACGGTGAAGGTAGCTTTAAACAGATTGCATGGAGCGCAGGCCGGGAACAGGTTTTCGATAGCGTCATTCTCCGGTCGCCAGAACTCTCCCGTTGCGACTGTACGTCTGGTTCCGTCAGCCTGTCGCTCGCCGAATTCCCACTTACGCAATGCCGCCTCGACGTGGTCAGCGTGCCATCCCTTTTCCGGTAAATCACACCCACAGTACGCACAGCGGCCGCCGAACTTCATGCGCAACGCCGCGCGCTGCTTTTTGGTAATAGTGCTCATGGGTTATCGCCCCTTAGGCCAGCTCAGGAAAAACATCAATCCGATGACAGCGAAAAACGCCGCAGCAATACCACCAAGGATGATTATTGCCCACACCAGAATCGTTCCAATAGTTGCTATCATTTCACTCTCCTTTACCGGCTGAGGAGCGCTCGCGCAGATCGCTTACATACTCAACCAGAGACCCGCCAGCAGGAATTCCGCACTCCTCTACCAGTTGGAAGTAGATATCGGCCGCTGCCCGTGTGTTGCTATGCTTAGCGTCTCCCATTTCTCCTTCACGAAGAGCATCGCGTTCGGCGGTAAGATTGGCTATTTGAACGTCCTTGGCTTCCAGCTCATCCAGCAGCGCCCGAACTACATCTGCGGCTTTCTGGCACTGGTCAACAATGCTCACGTCACAACCGGTATCAAAACCGTCCTCAGTTTCAAAGCGGAGCTCTACGGTGTCGCCGTCGATATCTGAAGGTTCAAACCCGGAAATGGTTTCCAGAATGCCGATAGTGCTTTCTGCGCTATCACGTAATGCGCGTTTGTCGATGTTGCTCATTGGGCGGCCTCCTTCTGCGCAATTTCACCCCATGTTTCCAGGCTATCCGTTTGAACATCGACGCCAAGCAGCGAGAGAATTTCTTCAGGTGTTTCTCGTACAACTATCTTTTCGCCCGAGGTCATTTTGATGTGGCTTACCCCAGCAAACAAAAACGACTCAATATGCTCAGCCACAACAAAAACTGGCTCGTAGATTGTTTTCTCTTCCCAACCGATAATTGAATCGACCGGACGAGAAACTGTTGCCTGCTGACTCAGTTTTAAAATTTTCATACCCCTCCCCTCCCCCAAAACATCAATACTCGCTTCATCGCCGCGCTGTTGCGGCACTCCTGAAATATTCCGTTGGTGCAGCTGCGCGCGGTACCAGCCTGCTCTTCCGGTGTCGCCAGGCGATAAGTCACCGTTCGCCAGACCTTGCTCACGCGGACAATCTGGCGGGCCCGTTCCAGATCGATAGCGTTCTTAGTGATGCAGTTGATGGTCATGCCGCACTCTGTGGCCACTTCCTTCGATGTGAAGGTCCGGTGCGTTTCGAGATAACGCAGAATTGCCTGTTTACCTTTCATCTCACACCATCCCGTTCGACTTGTTGCGGTTGTACTTCGCCAGAAGCAGCTGGATCGGCGTAGGGCCATGCTCAGCAGCCGGTGCAGCAATTGCCCGGCGTATCGGCGGAACTGGCTTACCCTCGGTGACGCGCTTCTCCCACATGTCCAGCAGATCACCCGCCTCGCGTGCCAGCTCACCATGCGTTAACTGGCGCTCTGTGCTGCGGTGGCGCAGTTCGACGCAGATGTGGTACATGACCGGCTGCGACCAGGGGAATTGCTCGCTGGAGGTGAATTCGAACGAACGGTTACGCCAGTCCCAGTACTCGGCAATCAACTGGTCAACGGTGATGCCCAGCACCCCGCCACTCTGTTTGCACCAGGCGACGAACTGACCCGGCGACGGCAGGAATGGGCGCTCCTGGAGGCGGGCAACACGCATACCGGCATCGACCTGTGCCATTGAGTGGATCCCGTTCTCCTGAAACGCCAGCAGCCACTGACGGCGGAATTCGTTCAGGTCGTCCTGGGTGCGGAAGTTTGCCATGCTGGCCGGGAACGCTGCGCGCAGCTCGTTGAACAGCTTGTTGAATACCTGAGCCACCTGCTCGACCGGCGCTTGCTCCTGGTACTGCTCTGGCAGGTTATGGGCCATGCGGCTCATCTGCTCGCGGTCGTGGTTACGCATCTGCTCTGCAAGAGATTTCATCGGATCACCCCATAGGCCCAGTCAGTGTTGTTGAAGTCCAGATCCGGCTTGCCGCCTCGCTGCTCACATCCGGCATTGCGCTGCATCGTCAGCTTGTCCCACTGCTTACGCAGGCTTTCCGGGCTCAGGATGTTGGTCTGCCAGAAGTGGTGCTTGCTGGCCCAGTCGTACAGCGCGCAGATGTCCTGGTGCGACCGGTTGTCTATCTGGCGCATCAGGCGAACGGTGTTAGACCAGGAGGTCATGTCCGGGGCTTTGCAGGTTGGGTTAATCAGCTTCACCCTGGAGGAAATCCACTTAGCGATCTCGAGGTCTTCAGCCGATCCCCACTTCGCGCCGGATGGGGTGTAAACCGCAGCTTCTGGATGAGCTGATAAAAATTTCTTCAGACGTGCGTCAGAGGATTCGTCAGAATTCTCGGACGAAGATCTTTTAATGTTTTTATTGTTGTTATTACATTGTTGTTCATGATTCTCGGTGAAACGCTCGGGTAAATGCGCTCCGTTATGCGCGGCATAACCTTCCGAAGCCGCGCCATTACTGGATTCGTCATGCTCGGAATTAAGCGCGGAGATATGCGCGGTGATACGCTCGGGTAAATCGTCCATTTTTTGAGCATATTCAGCGTAATTTGTGATGGTTATCACAGAGCCCTTTCGCTTCTCTCCGGAGCGAGAAATCATCCCTTCACGCTCGAAAACATCAAGCATCCTGTCTACGGCGTGGCGACTGCATGGCTTCCCTTCCCTGTCGCATAAATTCAGCCCGAGATCGGCTGAGGTGGTGACCAGTTGTCCGGTTTGCAGCGGCCATTTGCGCCCCTTGAAGTTTGCTGTATATGGCTGGCGAGCAGCACACAGCAGCAGGTTTTCCCACAGCGTGCGCAGGAAGACGTCCTTCGACCAGGTTTGCTTAAGAACACTCCGGTACAACGGGATGAATCCGGTTTTCTGGTTCTCCATCCGGTTGCTCCTGGCGGCGGAATGCGCCGCGAAATTTGCGTAAGCGACGTTCGACACAGTTAAACCTCCTGCGCCTGGCGTTTTGGATTAGCGTTTGTCATAATGACCTCGCAATTGACTAGCGTTTGTTGCACCAGAAAGTCGGCTCTGTTCGCGCAGACCGGCTTTCGCCATTTCTGTAGTTCTCACATAACCCCCAGCATTGAAGTGACCATGGCCATCAGCGGCGCGGTCAGGTCCGGGTCGACACGGAACATCTCTACAATCCCCTCACTGAGTTCCTTGAGCTTCTGGTGACGCGGAGCGTTCATCGCAACGGCCACTTTCGCCTCGCTCGTTTCCTTCTCAAGTCGAGCTAAGCGGGACATGAAACTGTCCTCGGGAAGAAGTCGATGGCGATACTCCAGAGGCAGAACGGCCATGATTGCGGGTGTCAGCTGGCGCACGTTCTCACGGTACTGCTCAGAGTCGAAGCGGTTATCCAGAAAGCGAAATAGCTTCTGCCGCGCCCGGCTGATGTCTTCCGGAAAGCTGATGGGGGTGCCGCCCTGCTCCCGGTATTCGTTGATGATCAGCGCCGAAACAACGTCCTGATTGTCCAGCGCCGACGACCATGCCCGGACCGCATCGCGGATCCTTTCGTGGTCTGGCGCCGCCTTAGGTTGAGCGCGGTTTATCACCGCTCCCGGGTGTATTCCGGTATTGTGTTGATACGCAAGTGAATGCATTGCTTTCCCTTTCGTGGTTAGGGCCGCCGTTAAGCGGCTGTGTTATTCGCCCCAAGGAGCTGGGCGAGATCTGGGCGGATATCTGCTGGCTTAAGCTTGCCGTTGGTTGCAGACACAATCTTCATTACATAGCGGGCATCAATGCCACCACCGTGCAACCAGCGCCATACCGTCGGCTGCGCTACACCGCACAGGTCGGCTAATTTCTTCTGGCTACCAGCGATATCAATGGCGCGCTGGATGGTTTTGTTCGTCATATTCCAATTCCTATGAGTATTGGTGTGAATTGATAATAGCAATGCGTATTGATTTAGGCAATAGCTAAACGTGTTTTGACCAACAATACGCAAGCGTATAAATTTAAACTCATGAAAAAAGAAACTCTTGCAGAACGCCTGAATCAGGCAATGGACTTATCTGGCATGTCTCAGGGCGCTTTAGCTAAGGCGTCTGGCGTTGCTCAGCCCACCATCTGGAGGCTGACCAGTGGCAATGCCAGGGGCTCAACTAAAATTGTTGAGATCGCCAATGCGCTTGGCGTTCGGTCTGAGTGGCTTTCAACCGGAGTTGGCCCGATGCGTGACGATGGTCAAATGCCCGCAATTTCGCAGCCAAAAACAGAGCCGGCGCCTACTGACACCTTCCGCATTGAAGCGCTAGACTTTTACGTAAGCGCTGGACCTGGAGCCATCAACAGCGAATTTGTAGAGGTGCTTAGATCCGTGGAATACTCAGTGGAAGATGCTCGCCGGATGTTCAATGGCAGAAAGGCTGAGCAGATCAGAATCATTAATGTTCGCGGCGATAGCATGTCCGGGACCATTGAGCCAGGCGATTTGCTGTTTGTCGATATCAGTGTTCAACACTTCGATGGTGATGGAATCTACGCCTTCATATACGACGACACGTCCCACGTGAAACGCTTGCAGAAGATGAAAGATAAGCTGCTTGTCATTTCCGACAACAAGACTTACCGCCCATGGGAACCGATCGAAAAAGAAGAAATGAACAGGATACTCGTATTCGGAAAAGTCATTGGCAGCATGCCTCAAACATACAGAAAACACGGTTAGAAATTTTTAGCTTCATTATTAGAAGCTCACACAGCAAAGGAAATGGAATGAAAAAGTGCCTTATCGTAGCTGCTTTGGCTGTTACTCTTGTCGGTTGCGCATCCTCTGGTAACCAGCAGTTGAAAAACGAAACAGAGACTAGCGTCCAGAGCAAAATCCAAGAAGGTAAAACGACGAAAGCGGAGGTGAAGGGCTTATTTGGCTCACCAGATGCAGTGTCCTATACCGATGGCGGCAATGAGATTTGGAAGTATTCCTTCGCAAAAGTCAAAGTAAATGGAACTAGCTTCATTCCATTCTATGGCCTTTTCCATAACGGAACGAACGGCACCAAGAAAGAGCTAACTATCCTCTTCAAGGATGACAAGGTTCAGAAATACACCATGGCCGAATCAGCGATTAATACGAAATCAGGATGGGCTGATTAACGACTTGGTTATCCATCCCGGCTTTCTGGCCGGGTTCTTCACTGAATTGCTTTCCTTCCTTTACGCACGATTTCCGCTGCATCTCTGTTAATCCCTTTACCGATCACGTTGCCGGTTTCCTTTCGGTACTGCTCAAGCTTGTCGATTATAGCTTGCTGAGTCACAGGTATATCTGCCAGGCATAACTCCATCACCGCACGACCAGCAGCGTGAGCCATCATATTAATTCTCTCATCATCCAGTTCCATGAAGACCGCCCTCTCAATGATTTTTATGAGCATAACATGCAACTTTTACAAAATTAAATTCCTTTAGCTATCAACGCATTAATAGCAATTGCTATTATTTAATATCAATACGTATTGCTATAAACAATACTCATCGCTATTATCAATCCATCGAAACGAAACATCGACAGCTGAGCGAAGTTAGCCAGCGGCGGACAGCAAGTCGCCTGCTTTTTAACAACATGCAAAGTCGGAACAGCACTCAGTAATCCTGTTTAGACCCCAACGCACAAAATGCGGCGTAGCACCGGGCGCGATCCGGTCTGTGTGAGGCTACCCCCTCGCGAGAGCGATAAAGGCGTGGGAACGGGCAACACTGGCGGGATGAGAGGTGCGAAGCGCAAACAGATTCATTCCAGCCCATTCGAGGCTGAGTGGGCTGGGCTGAATCACAAGAGGATTTTTTATGACTCAGAAATACATTCCGGCGTGTTTAAGAGACCTTCCTAAGAAGCGTCAGAAGCCACGCAAACAGGCGATTAAAGAAGCACAAGTTGAGGTCCTAAATAAGGCAATAGCATCGATCAAAGACGATATGCGTGCGTACAAAACAGAAGAGCATCGGCGCGGGTATTACCTGGCAATCAGCACACTCTCACAGATTCGAGATGAGTTGTAGCTCAGCAGTTTACAGCGGACTGATAAAGCATTTCTCCCGCATCAGCGGGTAACTACAGAGGGTAAGGCCATGAATTACTACCTAACCACCACCAATCAGGGGTCAGATTTGGTAATTGTCTATGCGCGCAGCAAGTTTGTCGTCAAGGCGTTACTTAATGATGACTGCGAAACAATAGACAAAATCAGCGCCACGGAAGCGAAAAAGCTAATCAACAAGGGTGTCCGATTTATCAAATAGCAAGCCGCTTAACCAGCGGCTTTTTCATACCCAAACGGGTTCAAAGAGCCTGTTTAGTTATGACAACCGGCGGCCATCCACCGCCCATTGAAACACTGAATAAATGCGTTGAAGTCTTGTATTAACCGTTCCGTTCGCCGCGATAAGGCCAAGAGGATTTATGAGTAACAAAACTGGCGGTCCTGCGTTTCCACAATCAGGCGTATGCACCCCTGAAATTAACTCATGGGATAGCGAAGATTTTGGAGGTCGAGGTTTAACCGTGCGCGACTACTTCGCAGCAAAGGCTTTGGCTGGAATCTGCTCTCACCCTGACACTTGGGGATTAGCCGCGCCTGAAATAGTTAAACAGTCATTTTTAATTGCCGACGCAATGATTCGCGCCCGGGAGGCATCATGACAGTCACCCACAACGGCAAGCAGTACACCGCCAAAAAGCTCAACGATAACGAGTGGCAGCTGACGTCGGTATCGGCACCGCGCGACAAGCTGACGCTGAACCGCTGGCAGATGCATATCGCTGGCCTCCTGAAACAGGTTGAGGTGAAGGCATGATCAATCATCACCTGCTGCGCGCCGCGCAGAGTAAAGCAGCCATTGCCCTGTTTATCGGTGATGGCGCCATGTGGATGGCAGCCTACGACGAAATGAAGGTTGCCATCGGTTATCCGTGGCATAGAAAAACAGCCTAAACCCCCAATTCAACCGATCGGCCTGGCTCAATGCGGGCGGGATCTGCACATCTAAATTTCAGGAGAAACCATGAGCGAAGTAACGGACTTAACTGTCATCGAAATCAAGCCGGAACAGGCGCCAGTGCTGTACGTAGCGGGCGGCCTTGACGCTTATCTCGAGCAAATCCGCCAGGCAGTAAACGAAGTGCCGGACCTGTCCACGAAGAAAGGCCGTGACCGTGTCGCCTCTCTGGCAGCGCAGGTGTCCCGCAGCAAGACGGCAATCGAAAAGCCTGGCCGTGAGTACCTGAAGCGCCTGAAAGAAGCTGTGCGCCCCGCTGAGGCCGAAATTAAGCGATTCGTTGATACGTGTGACGAGCTGCGCGACGCGACCCGCCGCCCACTCACAGAATGGGAAGCCGAGCAGGAACGCATCAAGGCTGAAGAAGCAATGAATGCTCTGCATGCCGAAGCGCTGGAAATGAACGAGGAGTTTGACCGCCAGCGTGCCGCGCAGATCGAAGCAGACCACGAAATGGCTCTGCTGATGAATGACGCTTTCGACCGTGACCGCGAAGAGCTGCACCGTCAGGCGGAACAGGCTCAACGGGAACGTGACGAGCGGCTGAAGCAGGAAGCGGCAGAACAAGCCCGCCGCGATGCCGAAGCGAAACACAAAGCTGAGATTGAAGCAGCAGCGCGCCGTGAAGCTGAAGAGAAAGCCCGCGCTGAACTCGCCGAACGCCAGCGCATTGAAGCGGAACAGCGTGCGGCACGCGAGAAGCAGGAAGCAGAAGCGCGGGCGGAACGCGAAAAGGCCGCGGCGGTTGAAGCCGAGCGCCTGAAGGCAAAACAGGCCGAAGATGCTCGCCTGGCCGAAGAGAAGCGCAAAGCCGACGAGCAAGCCAAGCGCGAAGCTGACGTGAAGCATCGCAAGACGGTCGGCACCAACATCGTTAACGCGCTCACCAGCCACACCAGCTTAACCCGCGAGCAGGCTATCGAAGTGCTTACCGCTCTGAAAGATGACCTGATCCCCTGCGCGAAAATTCATTACTGAGGTGATTCATGAATATCACATGCGAATGCGTGGACATGCGCACATCTGTTGGCCCCCACAACACCATCAAAGTTGAGATGGAAGGCGTTGTGCTGGCCGGTACCGTTAAAACCCGTGATGTACTCCCCCAGCTCGACGGCGCTGAAGTCATCGAATGGCTGGCTGAGCAGGGTTACGTCATCACCCATCAGGAGCGTGCAGCATGACGGCAGCAGAACGGTGGGATGAAGAGTCATTCCTGCGCCTTATGCGCGACGTGCTGCCGGAAAAGCCGGAGAACGACGACGAGCCTGTTAACCTGGCTGCCGAGCGGCAGAACCCGGTGATCAGCTGGGCAGAATTTGCAGGAGATTTCACATGAACCTGAATCTGTTAGACGAGCCATTCGCCGCTGATGATATCGAGTGGCGAATTCAGCAAGCCGGCAAAAGTGGTGACAAGATTTGGGCCAAGGTGCTGGCCTACGTCACCAACCGGGCAATCATGAAGCGTCTCGATGAAGTATGCGGTAAGGCTGGCTGGCGTAACGAATATCGCGATATTCCGAACAATGGCGGCGTTGAGTGCGGCATTTCCATCAAGGTTGAAGGCGAGTGGATCACCAAGTGGGATGCGGCAGAAAACACACAGGTTGAAGCTGTGAAAGGTGGTCGCTCTGGCGCCATGAAGCGCGCCGCCGTGCAATGGGGGATCGGTCGTTACCTCTACAACCTGGAAGAAGGGTTCGCAGTTGTTTCAGCAACGCGCGCGCCCGGGTTCCAGTACGCCAAATCAAAAGAGGTTGGCGTTTTCTACTGGAAGGCGCCTGCTCTACCGGAATGGGCATTGCCATCAGGAACACCAATCGAGCAGGGCCAGCAACCGCATGATGGTCACCAGCAGCGAGATCAGGCACCACAGTCCGTGGATGCGGACAAAATCCTCGCCGAATTCTCGGCATACGCTGGCTCTGAAAACGATAGCGATCGGCTTAAGCATCGCTATGAAGACACATGGAAATTGCTTAACGGATTTGCTGAGCACCAGAACAAATGCAAAGACGTTACTGGTATTCGACTCAAAGAACTTAAACAGGCGGCGTAAATGGCTAGCAAAGGCGTAAACAAAGTGATCCTCGTCGGTAACCTCGGACAAGACCCCGAGGTCCGTTACCTGCCATCCGGCGGCGCAGTGTGCAGTGTGACGCTGGCAACATCGGAGTCATGGCGAGATAAAGCTACCGGCGAGCAGAAAGAGCAAACGGAATGGCACCGCGTTGTTCTGTTCGGGAAACTGGCTGAGGTGGCTGGGGAATACCTGCGAAAGGGCTCTCAGGTTTATATCGAGGGCCAACTGCGTACACGAAAATGGACAGATCAGGCTGGCGTGGAGAAGTACACCACGGAGGTAGTGGTAAACGTCGGCGGCACAATGCAGATGCTTGGTGGCCGTCAGGGCGGTGGAGCGGCACCGGCAGGTGGCAGCCCAGCGCAGGGCGGAAATCAGTTCAGCGGCGGCGCACAGCCTCGCGCACAGCAGCAATCTGCACCCGCCCAATCTAACGAACCGCCAATGGACTTCGACGACGATATACCCTTTTGAAGCATCTCCCGGTCAGGAGGAACCAATGAACAAATTTACCCCCGAGTATCGAAAATATCTTCTCCTGCCAATCCCTGACCGGAAGCTTTCACCCTCTGAGCGAGCAGACCGCAAAGAGCTTTACCAAATCATCCAGCAAGAAAGAGCCAACGACGATTCACCCCCTGCCCCATCCAACTACACGCCAGCTGACCCATACCTAAACGACAACCGCAAAGGCCTCGGCGGCGCTTCAAGGAGTGACTAATGACTCATGCTCACGACGATATCAGGGTTGGCACACTGTGCCTTCCCTTCATTGGTAACGGCTGGCTAATGCCATGGGGTGAAGTGGTCAGCAATCCATTAAAGGCGCAGCGGCTCGCTGAGGAATATCGGGAAAGGCAGGAGGCAGCTTGATACATTTCCATGGTGGACCAATCACGCCGGACACATGCGCGCTGAAGGCATGGAAAGGCAGGCACGCTTTCATTTCCTTCGCTAATCCCGGCCAATTAGCCCTGGCCAGCGAAGTCACCCAGTCATTCGCGCTGGATAACGGCGCATTCAGCTTCTGGACGAAAAAGCGCGTTGTTAACTGGAATGACTACTACGCGTTTGTAGGTCGCTGGATGAATCACCCTCGCTTTGCTTTTGCTGTTATCCCTGACGTGATCGGCGGGACCAGTGAAGAGAACGACGCGTTAATCGCCGAGTGGCCGCACGGCAAAGTAGTCGGCGCTCCGGTGTGGCACATGAACGAGCCCGATGAACGTTTCTTCCGCCTGTGCCGAGAATTTCCGCGCGTATGTATCGGCAGCATGGGTGAATACGACGCGAAGCGCCCGCGCTCATGTCGGGCAAAGTTACGCGATCTCATCCGTCACGTTGTCGACATAAACGGTTATCCGATAACAAAGCTTCACGGCCTGCGCATGCTGAACGCCGATATCTTCCGCCATATCCCGCTGTCGTCAGCCGACAGTACAAATGTGGCCCGCAACATCGGAATCGACAAGGCGTGGGATAAATCAGCCTACGCGCCAGCCAGCAAAGAAACCCGCGCTGCGGTGCTGGTTGAGCGCATTGAAGCCTTTAACTCTGCAAGTTCGCTGAATTACGACGCAGAACGCGATCGGTTCACGCCACAACTTGCTTTCGAGGTGTAATTCCATGACCGGAAAATACTCGCTTATTTACGCAGATCCGCCCTGGTCTTACGGCAACACCATCAGCAACGGCGCCGCAGCCGACCACTACTCCACTATGAAGTTAATCGACATCAAGCGTCTGCCAGTGTGGGAACTTGCTGCCGAAAACTCGGTGCTAGCAATGTGGTACACCGGCACGCATAACCAGGAGGCGATAGAGCTGGCCGAGGCCTGGGGCTTTACCGTTCGCACGATGAAGGGCTTTACCTGGGTGAAGCTCAACCAGAACGCCGAGCTGCGCATCAACAGGGCGCTGGCCGAGGGGGAAGTCAGCGATTTTTACGACTTCCTCGATCTGCTTAACGCCGAGACGCGCATGAACGGTGGCAACCACACCCGGGCCAACACCGAAGACCTGCTGATAGCTACCCGCGGCGCCGGGCTGGAACGTAAGCACGCCGGGATTAAGCAGGTGGTATACAGCCCACTCGGCGCGCACAGCGAAAAGCCGTGGGAAGTGCGCCACCGACTGGAACTGCTTTACGGAGATGTGCTGCGCATTGAGCTGTTTAGCCGCTGCGCGGCGCCAGGCTGGGATCACTGGGGAAATCAGTGTGCCACCTCCGCGGTGGAACTGCTGCCCGGATGCGCCATTGATGTTGTGAAAACGGAGGCCGCATGACGCCAGCAGCTTATTACAACGAAATCGACCCGTTCGCTGCACAGTGGCTGCGCAACCTGATCGCTGGCGGTCATATCGCACCTGGCGAAGTTGATGAAAGGAGTATTGAAGATGTCACACCTGACGACCTGCGAGGATTCACGCAATGCCACTTCTTCGCCGGAATTGGCGTCTGGTCTCATTCCCTGCGCCTCGCAGGATGGCCTGACGATAAACCAGTCTGGACCGGCTCCTGCCCGTGCCAGCCTTTCAGCGCAGCAGGCAAAGGAGATGGGTTTGCTGACGAGCGGCACCTTTGGCCCCACTTCTTCCACCTCATCAGCGAGCGCAGACCTCAGCATGTCTTTGGCGAACAGGTTGCAAGCGGTAACGCAAACACATGGTTCGGCCTTGTACAAGCTGACCTGGAAGGAATGGGATACGCCTTCGGGCTTGTGCCGTTTGCGGCAGCGGGCGTCGGTGCGCCGCACATCAGAGAGCGGGCTTACTGGGTGGCCCACGCCTGTTGCGAATACGAATCCGCAGCCGGAAACGAAACGGGGATTACAGCACGTCTCCGGAGCAGCTCGACTAACAGGCTGGCCAACACCTCAGGTAAGCGATTTAAACATGAGGCAAGCGAAGGGAAGTCCGAGCAGCATACGGCAGGCTCAACGAAGTCAACTTGCTTCGGTGACAGTGGAATATTGCGATCAACCCTTGAGGTTAACGGTTTTTGGCGTGATGCGGACTGGCTATTTTGTCGAGATGGCAAATGGCGTCCAGTTGAACCCGGCACATTCCCGCTGGTTGATGGGGCTGCCGCGCGACTGGGACGAGTCGAGTCCGGGGTGGCCAGAGTGGCAAGCAGCAACCGCGTCGGACGACTCAAAGGCTATGGGAACGCCATAAACGCACAGGCTGCGGCTGAATTCGTGCGGGCCTACATGGAGGGGTTATGACGCCAGAAAAAGACAACGCCATCCGCACCGCCTGCCGCCGCTGCACCGAGGAAATCCAGCAGGCCATGCGCAAGAAGCCAAAGCCTAACTGGAACGAAACGGTGCCTCCCATCATCAACAAGCATCACAAGAAAATTGAAGCTCTGGGAGTTAGCCTTCTGGAGTTCGTCGTATACACAGGGCGGCTTAATCGCCGCTTCGGAGTTGAATCGTGACCAAATACGCGAAACTGGATAGCGAAGTATTAAGCGCTATCGGCGCTCAGCCAACCTCTTTTTCGGAGCTATTTAGCCCTTCCGTCAGGCAGGAGTGCCTCGTCATTGCTGAAGCAGAAGGAAAGCACCCGATGGACGTCTTCCGCATTCTTGACCGCCGACTCCAGTCGCTCAGGAAGCTTGGCGTTATTCAGCACGTCAAAGGTAAAGGGTGGATACAGCCATGAAATCGCAAATCACCAGGTCGCTATCGCGGCCTTTTTTATTGCTGGCGTTCACATTCAACCGAATTAACCGACAGTTCCGGGAGCATTGACAATGGACATCATCGACACAGCAGCAGAGATTGAAGAGCTTCAGCGTAACGCTGCCCTTTCCGCTCACCGAGTGAACCGCAACGCCGTATCAGCTGAGCGTGTGAAGAATGCGACGAACCAATTCCCGAGCCGCGGCGCGCTGCCGTTCCCGGCTGCCAGACATGCGCGGAGTGCCAGGGTGTTATCGAACTGAGGAAGAAGCAGCGAGGTGCGTGATGTTTGCACTCATTCAACGAGGTCAGATTTACGCTGACCAGCACGGTTGGCCCGTCATCATCCACAGTTGCACATCACAGATAGTCCGCTACTGGCGACAAGGCCGGATCAATACCGCTTCAATCGACCGATTCAACAATGACTTTGAGCACCTCGATCACCGTGAGGCGGCACAGATACGCGCCGAACTGGAGGCGAGCGAGCACATTAAAAAATTAAGGAGCATGAGACGTGATCGGAATACTCAAGCTGGTACCGGAATCGCAGTGGCCGGTACGATGCCACGACCCCAAGCGGAGCAACGTGTGGGCTAACTCTTACTTTCTGGTTCAGGAGTTTCAGGAAGAGAACGGCGTCATCCGCCTAACGGTGAACACCACCAGCATTGGCGGCTCGGGACGGTGGAAGGATGGCATCAGCTGGGATGCGTTGCAGGAGATAAAGTCAGCCGTTGGCTATGGGGATCGGGATGCCGTGGAGATTTACCCGCGGGATTCTGATGTGGTGAACGTGGCAAACATGCGCCACCTGTGGATTACGCCGGAGCCGATTAGCTTCGCCTGGCGGAAGTAATTTTAGGCTGCGCGCCCAGCGCGCGGCATGAGGAGAGAGCGTGAAACCTTACGAATCGAAGAAATCACAGTTCACCAGAAACCTGATCCGGCGGCGCCACGCTGAATGGTCAGCAAAGACCTTTGGTAATGTCGGCCCCGTCGGACCGCTGAAGCACCTTTCGAAAGAGGCGCTGGAAGCTGCCGCCGACCCTGGCGACCTCAGCGAGTGGGCTGATATGCAGTTCCTGCTATGGGACGCGCAGCGGCGAGCCGGTATCTCAGATGAGCAAATCACCGCGGCGCTGGAAGAAAAGCTAAAGGTGAATATGTCTCGCCAGTGGCCGGAGCCGAAAGACGGCGAGCCGCGCCTCCACATCAAAACATGACGCAACTGATAGCCAGTTATGAGCTGGCTATTGGGTGCGAAAGCACTGCTCCGTTATCCCTTTTGCCCGGCCCCGCGCCGGGCTTCTTTTTGGGAGTTCACCATGCAATCAAACCCCATGAACTGGCTCATCGCCGCACTTATGGCGCTGGGCGCTCTCATCTCATTTATTCATGAACCGGAAGGTGTGCAATGGCTGCTTTTAATGTGGGCGCATTAGTCCAGAAGAAGACCGGTGGACTCAGAGGAAGAATAGAAAGCCTGCTGGAGCCGGAAAACGATAAGCCGCGGGTTTATGTCGCATGGGACGGCGGCACTTATCAGATCCATTACGAATACGAATTGCGCGCGGCCACACCAGACCAGCCGCAGTTTTATAAAACGATGTCATAGGAGCGATCATGAGCGAAATTATTCAAATCGTGCCCAGCGAGTGGGTGACAGAAGACCTGCTTGTGAAAATGACAGGACTCCGCCCGGGAACGATAGCGCGGGCCAGAAAAAAAAGCTGGCTCTGCGGCAGAGAGTACGTACACATGTCCCCAGACAGCATCCCAAAGGAAAACAGCGAGTGCTTGTATAACCACAAAGCAATCGACCAGTGGGTTGAGAGTCTCAAAAAGAAACAGCCAGGTGCGCGCCAATGAGGATCCGTTTATGCTTAGCGGGCTCTTGGACGTCAGGAGGGAATAATGGCTAAGTCAGCATACCCAACAGGCGTGGAGAATCATGGCGGTACGCTCCGCATATGGTTCATATATAAAGGCAGCCGGGTGCGTGAAAGTCTCGGCGTGCCAGATACACCAAAAAACAGAAAGGTCGCTGGCGAGCTGCGCGCGTCGGTGTGCTTTTCGATTAAGACTGGTAACTTCAATTATGCGGCCCAGTTCCCGGACTCACCGAACCTCAGAAAGTTTGGTGTGGAGAGCAAGGAAATCACCGTGCTGGAGCTGGCTAACAAGTGGCTTGAACTGAAACGCATGGAGATCAGCACCAACGCGATGTCACGTTATACATCTATAACTCGCAATATGGTGCCACGAATCGGCGGGGACAGGCTGGTTTCTGCGGTGACGCAGGAGGACCTGCTGTTTATCAGGAAGGAATTACTGACCGGTTATCAGACGTTGAAGGCTGGACACAAAACACCAGTTAAGGGCCGCACAGTAAGAACGGTCAATAACTACATGAAGACCATGGCTGGCATGTTCAAGTTCGCTGCTGAGAGTGGTTATGTGAAGGTTAGCCCGTTCACCGGAATCGCCCTTCTCAAGCGTTCTCGTTGCGAGCCTGATCCTCTCACCCGCGACGAGTTTGTCAGGCTTATTAACGCTTGCGCCACACAACAGCTGAAAAACATGTGGTCGCTGGCAGTGTACACCGGCGTGCGCCACGGTGAACTGGTGTCGCTGGCCTGGGAAGATATCGACCTGAAAGCCGGTACGATGATGATCCGTCGGAACCACACGTTAACGAAGGAGTTTACCCTTCCGAAAACCGAGGCCGGCACAAACCGCATCATCAACCTTATTCAGCCAGCTATCGACGTTCTGAAGAACCAGGCCGAAATAACCCGCCTGGGTAAGCAGTATCAGTTAGAGGTGAAACTGCGAGAGTTTGGTCGCACAGAAGTGCATCCGTGCACATTTGTGTTTAACCCACAAAAAGGATTGCGCAATGGCCGTGCAGGGCATCATTACGCAGTGGGGTCGATCAACCAGTCTTGGGAGGCAGCAATGCGACGCGCCGGGATTCGCTATCGCAGAGCATACCAGTCCCGACACACGTATGCATGCTGGTCGTTGGCCGCCGGTGCGAACCCTAACTTCATCGCGAAGCAAATGGGCCACACCGACGCGCAAATGGTTTACCGGGTGTACGGATCCTGGATGGCTGAAAACAACCAGGACCAGGTACTCATCCTCAACCAGAAATTGAGTGAGTTTGCCCCATCCATGCCCCACGCAGTGGGATCGGATGATTATTAA